CGTGGACTACATCATCAAGAGCGTGCTCAGTGATTTCTGCGAGTTGGCGAAGAAGAAGGCGAAGCTGGACGTCTCCACTGGGATGCTCAAGGACTCGGTGGTCTTCTTCATCAACTCCACCATTGTCAACCCCAGCTTCGACACGCAGACCAAGGAGACGCTCACCACGCCCCTGGCCAAGTGGGGCTCTAAACCTGAGCTCACGACAAAGTTCTGTGATCAGCTGATCAAGATCGGCCTTCTTGACGAGGCACAGGCGGCTCTTGATGCCAAGAACGCTCGCGACACCAAGAAGACCGACGGCAAGAAGCGTTCCACTGTGCGTGGGATCCCTAAGCTGGAGGACGCGACGTGGGCGGGGACGGCCAAGTCGGGCGAATGCACGCTGATCCTCACCGAGGGTGATTCAGCTGCTACGACCGCCATCTCCGGTCTGAAGGTGATTGGTCGTGATCGCTACGGTGTCTTCCCTTTGCGTGGTAAGCTCCTCAACGTCAAGGAGATCTCCGCTACCAAGAAGACCGCCAATGCTGAGCTGACCCACATCAAGCAGATTCTTGGCCTGGTTGCTGGTCGCGTCTACAGCGATGTCAAGCAGCTCCGCTATGGTCGCATCATGATCATGACGGATCAGGACGTGGATGGGTCGCACATCAAGGGGCTGCTCATCAACCTCTTCCACACGGATTGGCCCTCACTTCTCAAGCTGGACTTCATCTGCTGTATGATGACCCCTCTTCTGAAGGCCACCAAGGCCTCCAAGACGCTCAGCTTCTACTCGCAGCCCGAGTTTGAGACCTGGCGTGATGCTCAGGCGGATGGGGCGGCGGGCTGGAAGGTGAAATACTACAAAGGTCTGGGCACCTCTACGGCTGCCGAGGCTCGCGAATACTTCACTCAGATGAACACTCTCGACTTTGAGTGGGATGCTGGGACGGACGCTAGCATGGAGCTTGCCTTCAGCAAGAAGCGGGCGGACGATCGCAAGACCTGGCTCGGGTCCTACAATCCCAAGCGGACGCTGGTCGTCAAGGCCGGTGGCTCGAAGGTTCACTATACGCGGTTCGTGAACGACGAGCTGATCCACTTCAGCTCTGCTGACAACATCCGCTCACTGCCCTCAGTCCTTGACGGGCTCAAGCCCTCTCAGCGGAAGATCCTCTGGGCCTGTCTGAAGCGAAACCTCGTCTCAGAGATCAAGGTGGCTCAGCTGGCGGGCTATGTCTCTGAGAATGCGGCGTATCACCACGGTGAGGCGTCGCTCACCTCCACCATTGTGGGGATGGCTCAGGACTTCGTCGGCTCCAACAACATCAATCTCTTGTATCCTGGTGGACAGTTCGGGTCGCGTCTGCGTGGCGGGCAGGATTCTGCCTCGCCGAGGTATATCCACACGCACCTGACTGCTCAGGTCACGCGTGCTCTCTTCAAGAAGGAGGATGATGAGATCCTTGCCTATATTGACGACGATGGTCAGCTGGTGGAGCCCGAGTGCTATCTTCCTGTGCTCCCCCTGCTCCTCGTCAACGGGTGCGTGGGGATTGGCACTGGTTTCAGCACTGATGTCCCCTGCCACAATCCGGCGGACATCGTGAAGGCGTTGCGGGCACGCCTGACGGCGGAGATCAAGGACTTCTCCGCTGTTGCCCTGAAGCCCTGGTATTATGGCTATACGGGTGCAATCAGTGCGGCACCCGATGGCAAGGGGTGGATCACAAAGGGTCGCTACACCTTTGCGGATGACGATGCCGCCCACGTCAAGATCACTGAGCTGCCGGTGGGGACCTGGACTCAGGACTACAAGGAGTTCCTTGAGGAGTTCATCAGCGATGATGGCGGCAAGGACAAGAAGCCGCTTCGCGATGTGGAGAACAACAACAACGACATGGACGTTGCCTTCACGCTCAAGATGGACCCTGACGCCTATCACGAGGCACGGGCCTATCCTGAGGAGTTTGAGAAGCGTTATCGCCTTACGGGGTCGATCCGCTCCACGAACATGGTGGCGTTCGACTCAAAGGGGAAGATCCGCCGTTTCACCTCTGTGGGCGAGATCATGGACGAGTTCTATGGGACTCGCCTGGATGCCTACGAGCGTCGCAAGACCTCTGAGCTGCGGCGTATGGACGGCGAGATCCTGGAGCTGCGGGCACGCCTGAAGTTCATTGAGGCGATCCTCAGTGGGGCTCTAGTCGTGGCTCAGGCAGAGGATGATGTGCTGCTGGCTGGGCTCAAGAAGCTGGCGTTGCCGCCCCTTTCATCAACGGAGACGCCAGACGATCTCAAGGCATACGACTACTTGCTCCGTATCCGCATTGATCGCATCAAGGCGTCAGCTGTGGAGGAGCTGCGTAAGCAGGTGGCGGCTGCCACGGCTGAGCGTGAGTGCCTGGCCTCTAAGAGTGCCGAGACCCTCTGGTTGGCGGACCTTGAGACCTTTGACGCTGCCTATACTCTGTTCACGGCTAAGCGGGCAGCAGTGATCTCGGATGCTCAGAAGACCACTGAGACTGTCAAGGCGGTGAAGAAGAAGGTGGTGAAGAAGTAGATATAAGTAAAAAGTAGAAATAACGATATTTTTGTGTATAAATAATCTGTCGCGGAGAGATTATTTATCTACTGTGGGCTGACTAAAACCCGAATCGCTTTTTGTATGCTGCTAGATTGACTTTGAACGATTTGCTTGGTCCCCATAACACATAATAGGAGATATAACCGGCACGCGTAGGATCGCCTGTTTTTAGATCCTTCTTGTGGCGGTCCAAGTAATGGGCCCGTCGTGTTTTGTTGTGATGCATCGTATAGTCTTCGCTTGACGAATCGCCAACAGAACGCGTAAATGTCCGTTTGGAATTACGCTTGAATGTGAAATTCCACTTCTTACCGGGTCGATTAGATCGTGTTACCGATACAAGTTTGATCATCCCTCTGATTACGACGTGCTATTTAAATAGTACGAGGAGCCGGGTCCTCGTAACCTGGTGGGGCGGAGGCCTGTGGCTGCTGTGGTAGGTGTGGTGGATAGTAGACTACTGTTGACTGTATTGGCACAGAATGCCATTCGGGCACCTGTTGCTGGTATGATAGCTGCTGCGACTGCTGCCTTGGTGGCTGAATTCGCGGTAGCAACCGTGTCTCTAGATGTTGGACATGTGTCTCGATATGCGTCATGCGCCGGTTCAATTGTATACATGCTATAACGCCGCCCGTTGTGATCGTGAGGGCAGAGACAAAACCGATGATGAGCACCTCCATCCTAAAAGAAGTTGGTAAAAGGTTTTGACTTGGTGCCAGAGGAACTGATATTGACGGGATGGCTTAACGGTACGGGAAGATTCGTTGCATCGTGGATGTAGGTCTTATACATCGATATCTCACCTAGGATGCGGGGGACAGACCAGTCGGCTACACGGTTGTTCAGCTCAATGATCTGCTCTTTAATCTTAAACGGTTCATTACGCCCATATGTGAGATACATCGATCGCATCACGATCAGGAGTTCGTCGGTGGATTGGGGATCGATGATATTCTTGTCCGGTGATTCATCATAGACGCGTTTACGTATCAGGTTCTGAACAATCTGGACGTTAGCAGGGCTGAAAAAGGTCTGGTTAAGTGCGTTCGGCTCCCAATTTCCCCGAATCATATCCGCTTTGGCCGCCTCGTCACCCTTGGTCCGCCATCCGAACCCAGGGAGACTTGACTTTCCTCCGGCACCGGGACGCTGCTCAAGACTGATACGACCGTTTGTCTCGGCCATTGCTACTCTACTCTTCCGAAGCGATTTCTCCGGATTTGGCGTGCATACCTGCGATGACCCCGCGTTTGTTTCTTGAAAAATCTGGAATTCTCTGATCGGCTAGCTTGTATTTTTTTCGCACAGTGAAGTATAAAGGAATGAGCTCTACTGTTCGCGCCACATCTTCTGTTCGCCAGGGAAATGGGTATTTCACCAACATTGCCACTGTGGCCACCACGGATCTTCTTGATGCCACTGGTGCAGCGGCCACTGTTGGCGGCCCTGCCGGCTGGCAGACTGGCACCATCGGCACGGTTGTGCTCCGCGATATGGGCAAGACTGTGCGTGTGCCCGCCACCTCCAATGGCTACGGCAACTACCAGCGTATCCTCCGCAAGGTGCAGCGCGTAGATCCCTCCGCCCAGACCTCCACGGCCTTCCCCGTGACCAACGGCTTTGTGGGCTTCAACGAGGGTGTTGGCGGCTCTGCGGATGCCGGCTCCGGCAACAACCCCAGCGGCTTCGAGACCTTCTACATCGAGATCGGTGCTACCAATGCGGCTGCGTCCACCCCTCCCAAGTTCGTCCGCTGCGGCCTGGCGTAAACGACGAGGTAGTCGATTGAATCTATAAATATCACTATTCGATAGTTTTATTCATAGAGGGATTGTTGGGACTGGCTGACTGCGTTCAAACTGTCCGGAAATTTCCAAAGTCTATCCGGTGCTCAAAATATTTTCATGATCCAGTATATAAACACAGATGGTCTTCTCTACTGTCGCCCAGGGCAATGCGTTCTTCATCAATATCGTTGCTATCACAACCGCCGATCTGCTTGACGTCAACGGTTCTACTACGAGTGTAACTGGCCCCGCTGGCTGGCAGAGCGGCGGTGGTGCCGCCGCTGGACAGGTTGTACTCCGCGACCTTGGCAAGACTGTCCGGATCCCTGCCACCAACGCGTATGGCAGCTACCAGCGTATGCTCCGCAAGGTGCAGAAGGTGGACACCCCTGCCCTCACCTCCTCCGCCTTCCCCGTGACCAACGGCTTCGTGGGTTTCAACGAGGGTGTTGGCGGCTCTGCGGATGCCGGTTCTGGCACCAACCCCAGCGGCTTCGAGACCTTCTACATCGAGATCGGCACAGATGGTCAGAACCCCTCCCCCAAGTTTGTCCGCCTGGGCTTCTAAGGAACCACGTTCGTCCGGCAGTCCGGTCTACGGGTTTTCAATCTCCAAAGAGAAATATCTCCGATCTTTCTCTCTGCGTATTTTTTTTCTGTTTATAATGTATAAACAGAGATGGTGCTCGCTTCCGCTTCCCAGGGACGTAATTTCTACATCAACATCCTGACGCTTGCCGCCACGGATCTTCTCGATGCCAACGGTGCTCAGGCCACCATCAGCAACAATGTTGGCGGTTGGCAGACTGGCACCATCGGTAACGTTGTGCTCCGCGACATGGGCAAGACTGTCCGTATCCCCGCCAACAACGCGACTGGCAGCGCCCAGCGCGTGCTCCGCAAGGTTCAGCGTGTGGACACTGCGTGCCTGACCTCCTCTGCCTTCCCCGTGACCAACGGCTTCGTGGGCTTTAACGAGGGTGTTGGCGGTGCGTCGACCGACTACGAGTCCTTCTACATCAACATCACTCCGGCGGCGGCCAGCGGCAACGGCACCCAGCCCAAGTTCGTCCGCCTCGGCTATTAAGCGTTTGGCTCTATATTTTAAAGCGATCTATCAATGATAGCTCACTTTTTGTTATCTTAATCTGCGTTATGGTTTTTCCATAAGAGTGATGCGTTATATTGAGAATCACCCCTTACATCGGACCCGCCCGGTAACAAATTTTTAACTCGCTCTAATCATAGAAGAGACTAGAATGGGATTTTCCCCCGGCACCATGAGAATCCTTGAAAACGTATACTGGTTTGTCGGCGCGTTCCTTTTGGGTATTGGTATCTACCTCACCTGGAAGAAGAACAAGCAGATCGAGGCGGTGCTGCTGACAATCATCGGCTGTGCCGCACTGTTCTACTACTGGATTAAATGGTTCAAGATCAAGAGCAAGGAGGATCTCTGGCCCCCCTACATCAGCTCCTGCCCGGACTATCTGACGCTGGTCTCTGGTGCAGTGACTGGTGGCAACGACCCCGTCTGTATGGATTTTGTCGGTGTCAGCAGCGAGCCCCGCGTTTTCAAGAAGGCCAACCCCCAGCAGATCCCCCAGGCTTCTGATGCGGACTTCGAAAGCTACATCTTCAAACTGGAGAAGCGCGGTGATTCCACGGCCGAGCAGTACAACAAGCTTGTCTGCCTCAAGGTCCAGTCAAAGGGACTGACCTGGTTCGGTGTGTGCGAGTAAACAGATATAGCGGTCATATCGATAATGTGTTATCTAATAACACGTTATCACTAATTTCAGTTAACCGCGTTTAACGGTGCTTAAGCAATGATCGTAGTTAAACAGAGTAATGGATAAGCAGATACACTGTAGTTTCTATACTTCTATATTGGAATGGGCAAAGACACCTGCACCACGTAATCCTCCTGCTGTCTTTCTCTATGGTCCGCCTGGTATCGGTAAGACCACCTTAGCACACCGTGCCCTTGAGGATGCTGGTCTGCGGGTTGTAGAATGGAATGCCAGCCAGCACCGACACAAGGCTGCCGTAAGTGAGGCTCTTGAACCCCTTCTACAGAGCTCCAATATCACTGACTATTTTCACGAGAAGGGGCATCGTTCACTCGGTATTGTTCTTGATGAGATCGATGGCATGTCGGTGGGTGATAAGGGCGGTCTATCGGAGCTGCTCCGTCTTGTTAAGGACTATAGAGGATCCAACGCAATCGTCTGTATCAGCAATGAATGGCAGGAGAAGCGATATGCCGGCTTCCTACGATGGTGTAAAGCTCTACAGATCAATACACCCACACCTGACGATATCCTTCCTATCATCCGCTCGACCCTTGGCGAAAATGGAACAGATACGACGGAATTTGCTATCGTGGCAAAGGAGCTACAGGAGACACACAATGGTGATCTGCGTAAAATTCTCCAGTCGTTGCGGGAGATGGCACCCGAATTCAAGCGTGGACGACTGACTATAACAGAGATGCGTGATATTCTGCGCGATGGTCCGGTAGAACGCTCGTCTCTGGGAACAAACAGAGTCCGTCGTTCTGAGACCATTAAGACTGCATTGAACAACCTACTTACCGGCAATATGGATACGATGGCGGAGATCCCGCTTAATAACAACGATCTGAATCTGGCCGGTCTCCATCTTCACGAATCACTGCCCAAGTGGTTGAATAAGAACGAACGCAACACCTACAAGGGGTTTGCCGTCTACTCTGAGCTGATGGATCCTATCACCACGTCCGATCGCCTCGACTACTACACCTTCTTCTATCAGCACTGGTCTCTCTTCTCAGTGACCTATCAAGTGAAACTACAATCTGTGAATATCAAACTGTTCGAAGGGGAGGATCCTGTTATTATGAAAGATGGGGAGGAGTCTGCAACCGTAAAATGGAATGATGCCGATATTGCCTATACGGCTGTTCTGTCGAAACAGTCCTGGCTCTATAATCAGTTCAGATACCTCTGTGAGATGCGTGAGATGATACAGAAGGAGTATGATCGCTATGACGGCGGCATTGAATCGACCTTCTGGATTGGTGGCCTTGCTATGAACAATAGGCGTCTGGGTGGGGTGGCGGAGGTCGGTGCAGGGGCCGATCCATCACGATTTGAACGCTGTCTCAAGGCACTTGAACTCCCTATTACGCCCGCTATGCCGTTTATCTGATCTGCGTTCCTGGCGGGGGAGAAAGATGTCTGAATAGAGTATATAAAAATGTCAAAGGGATACGAGCTTGAGGACCTTGTTAAAGAGACGCGAGCTGCTTTTATCATTGCGAAAGCCGACGGTGTTTTGGATGCGGGCGAGGTCATCCAGATTGCAGTTGACCTCGCCCAGAAGGTCCAGAAGGTGGCAAATCTCTCCGGTTCCGAGAAAAAGGCTCTCCTGCTCCACACATTGAAGAAGGGTCTGGATGATGACGGTGGCGTCGATTCATTGATGGGGATGAAGGAGGCCTCGACCGAGACCAAGGAGGCGTTCAAAAATCAGCTTATTTTGGCGGCATCCACGGCTATCGATATTGCGTTGGCTGCCGCCACCGGTAAGCTGGACCTCCGAAAGCCCTCCAACTGGAAGAGCTGTCTCCCCCTCTGCCTCAATCTTGCCAAGACGGTTGTGCCGCCTAAGGAGCAGAAGCTCTTGGATGAGGCGGTGGCCTTCACAAAGACGGTGCTCCCCAGCGAGGTGCCTGATGCTGCCACCACAGAGGTTGTAGTCTCTCTTCCAGGCAGTGTTGCCGATAAGGCCTAATCAAATAGAGGAGTCGCATGATCCAACACCGATGAGGCGGCTGACAGCAGAGTGCGTTGCCATTCAACAGTGCTAACAACGTCCTTGTCCCTGAGGTCGTTGTTAACGTTGAGGGTGTTATCGTTGACAACGTCGACTTTGGCACGACCGATCTGGCCTGGCTGGTATGCGGCGATGGTCTGATAGACGCCTGCAGAGGGGTGATAGTGCGTGTTCAACATAAGAGCACTCATCAGTTCCATCACCTCCTCCTGCTGACGCCGTTGCGTGGCGTGGAGACCGTAGCCTGTAAGATTCCCTAAGAGAGATGAGGGGATATTCAGGGCGGGGTCGTTCATTTCGACGACAAGATTCAGGGCACGATAGAACCCCTTGGCCAGAGCCGAACCGAGCGTCTGAAACATCCCCCGTTTGCTATCGCCCTTGAAGACAACCCACTTCTCCATACAGGTGGCCTCGCCGATCAGTGGCTCGTTGTTCAAGACCGCCAGGTTGTTGGTTGAGCGAAGGTGGAGGAAGAGGGGGATGATCACGGTCTCCTCCCACTGGTAGAGCATGTTCTGAACCAGATGATCCGATGCCATTATGTTATTATCGTAGATAGACTGAATGAGTATGTCTACGATAGTGTTGCTGAAGCAGTCTATCTCGTATCTCTTCTCTAGATCGAGAGTTGGAAATGCCGCGGCAAGTGCCGTGCCGACCGCGTTGATCCGCACAGTGAGCTCGTCGCATTGCTGCTGAGTCATCTTGATTTTCTCCCACATAGCGTGCCGCTCACGCCAGTCCTGCTCAGGGTTGTAGCTGGAGGTGATGCGACCACGCACGTCGCCAGTTGTTGCTGACAAGGATGCCTGAAACTCGCTGATCGTTTTCAGGAGCTGTTGATTTGCAGGGTTCGCGTCATTGACGTTGATAGTTCTGTTGAATAGGCGAATCATTCTTCTTTATTGCTTGGACTGTCTGAGACGGTCGGTGCGACTTCAATTTTGCGAGAGCTCGTTCTGGTGGAGAAGGTGATGGACGTTCAGGGGCGTGCGGCGACCCATACGATAGGCCCGTCCAACAATCTGCTTCTCCATCTCAGAATTCATCTTGTGAAAGAGAAAGACGTCCGTTGCAGAGAGGATATTGAGCCCAGACCCTACATGTCTGGAATTCAGGAGCAGCACCTGGTAGATCCCTTCCGTAAATTCGTTGATCACCTTTGCTACACGTTGCGTTGAGCCATTGATAGTTGAGAATTTTATATTACGGATATTCATCTCAGAGGTCATCTGAAAGAAGGAGGCGTCGTAGCTGCTAAACATCAATACACGCGACTTGGGGTTCTGTTCAAGAAAGGAGATAAACTCCTCGATCTTTGTCTTTGGTTGAGCAGGAGCGTTCTCTACAATCGTATTTCCTGCCTTATTCAATACATGGATCTCGCTCAGTGACTTGATATCCGCACGACAGAGGGGGCAGACAGACTGGCGTTTCAGGCTTTCGCAGAGACAGGCAAAACAGAAGAGGTTCTTACAACAGGGGGTCAGTGTAGGGGTCTCCACTTCGCCGTAACAGATTGGGCAGTTCTGGCTGTTGATATTTGTCATGCGTGTCTCAATTGTCTCGATACGACTCTCCAACGATGTGATCTTTGCCTCAATAGTCTCCAGTGATCTGGTCTTTGCGGCCTCCGATGAGTATTCTAGTGTCTTGTAGAATTCCAATTTCTTCTGATGCTGCTCCTTCTCCTTTTTCAGAGCACGAGTCAGCGATTCCATCATCATCGTAGGCGACTCGTCGGTCACACCCAGTGCCTGTAACGCACCACGTGTATCACCGGCATGTAGCATGTCCATCACCTCATTGGGGATTACCGACTCTAGAATGCGGATATTTGCTGTGGCTCTACAGATGATCTGGTGGTGTTTGAGTGCAGGCATCTGGAAACTCTTCTCAACGAATTCGTCCGAATTGCGTTTGATAATTCGCCAGAATTCCATGTCGGCTGCTCTATAGACATCGGTCTCTCCCAGAAGACCTCTTATATAGTGGCTATTGGATGAGGTCCCGTCGACACGAAATTCGTTGCCAGAGACCTTGCGAATTTGCTCAATTAGAGCAGGGTCCATTGGTGCCTGAGAATTAGGAACATTCAATTGGAGGTACATTCCAGAGGGGAAGGCTATATTGAGATAGGATGCTGTTATGAGCCAAGTGAACCCACCGGTCAATAGGTGGCTGATTGGAGCAATAATTGTGTCAGCCTCGTCTATAAAAATTCGCGACCAGTAGATCGAACTGGCATTACATGACATGTCAAAATCCTTCCACATTGTCGAGGAGACGATCACTGCATCGGCACTATCCAGAAAATTCAGGATCGATTTATCTGTGGCCTCTGCACGCCTACGACAGAAGATCACCGTAAGGTCTGTATCTGACTGCACGTAGTCGACCCATTGACCCATCAGGGAATGCGGTATGATAAAGAGGGCTGCTTTGACACGACGTTTTGTCGGTTCATTTACCGTCTGTTTAACCATTGCCATACTGCTGTTGCTCTGAAGTGTTGAGAGCTGACGTTCATCTGGAAAGGGGAATCGTAACAATGTGAGTGCGGCAAGGGATTTACCACTACCTACACGGTCGGCAATCACTCCATATGAACTATAGAGTGTGCGGTTATTGCCACAGTCGATACCGTTGAACTTGGATTGCTCTAATTCATAACAGGCCTTGACCAACGCACGCTGGTGTAGGTAGAGAGGCTTCTTGATATATGACGGTTGTTCCATAGGATCGATTGCCTCAGTGATCGTGTTTGTGAATACACCCTCTAGATATCTGTTTAATTTCAGCCGCCGCTCCTGGTGATTCATACTAATTCTTAGTCTAATTTCTATCTTAAATCCCTTGGTCTTTGGCGGAGCTAATATGACCTAAAACAGGAGGGGTGTTACTAGACTAATGAGCCGGCCGTTCGTCAGTGTATTAACACCAACATACAATCGTAGGCGTTTTATCCCCGCCTTGATAAAGTGTTTCAAAGCACAGGAGTATCCGCAGAGCCGCATGGAGTGGTTGATCCTCGACGACGGCACGGATAAGGTCAAAGACCTGTTCGATGCGGCTGGACTGACGAATGTCCGCTATTACAGCGAGGATTCAAAGCAGAACATTGGGGTGAAACGCAACAAGTTGAACGAGTTGGCCAAGGGGGATATATGCGTCTGCATGGATGATGACGATTTTTATCCCCCTGAGCGCGTGAGTCACGCTGTTCATAAGCTAACGGGTCAGAAGGAGGCTCTGATCAGCGGTTCATCCGAACTCTACATGTATTACAGCGATAACAAGGAGATCTATAAGATCGGCCCGTATCACAAGAACCACGCAACAAACGGCACGATGGCCTATTACCGTAAATACTTTGATAGTCATAAATACGATGAGACAGTTACTCACGCCGAGGAGACCTCCTTCCTGAATAACTACAAAGAGCCCATGGTACAGCTTACATCTGAAAAAGTAATGCTTGTTATGAGTCATACGGAAAATACCTTTGATAAGAAGAAGCTTCGCGAACAGACCAACCCTATGTTCAAGAAGACGTCAATGAAGATGCGGTTCTTCATCAAGGACCCTGAATTGCGTGCCTTTTATGCGGATGCCTGATCTGCCTTCTCTATTGTGGTGGTGCTGATGCTGGTGGAGCTGTTGGCGGTGCTGATGGCGGAGGCGGAGCGGAGGGCGGCGGTGGACCAGAGGGACTCGGTGGTGGCGGTGGGGGAGCGGATGGACTTGGTGCTTGCTGTTGTGCATCGGTCGCTGTTGCTGCCACCCCCATCTTCACCACCTCACGTGCCTGTCGCCACTCCTGAAGCTCCCACATACGCTCGTCTGGTCTGTATGTCAACCAACCAAAGAGGAACTGTACATAGTAGTTTGTAAAGAATCTAGGGATAAACGGTAAAAAGCCATAATATTTAGGCCTCTTACCTTTATAGAGCCAACGATAGAACACTACATACGGCACAACAATCAATGAGAAGACAAAGCCATAGATAGCATAGAGGATCTTGAAGGGGTAGGGTTTGTAGATGTTCAGATTGACCGCCATGCTTGCACCCATCATGCTGATAAATACTACAATCGCTATGGTGAATACAGTGATAGCATAATTGCTGGCATTGAAGAGCAGACGCATGACGCTGAATTCATCCTTTGCCTTCTCCTGTCGTTTTATCTCCGCCTTCTTCTGAACAGGTGTAGCCTTCTCTTCATTGAAGACTGCTGCTCCCTCCTGGAAATCTAACTCTTTGTTTGCCATAATTTTTAGCCACGCAGGCATCCAGACTTTATTCAGTTCATTTGACGTGGGCTTGTTGAAGAATTCATTGCCCATATCTTGATTGAAAACCATGTAGTTTGCCGTAGCCGCATTTACATTGTCTTTCTGAAAGACCTCGTAGCGTTTCTGTATAGTCTCCAGATCAACTAGCACATCTTTTGGGGCCTTAGGATTATCGTGTTTAGCCTGCTTGGCTGTTCGTATCAATGCCCAGAAGAGGAATCGCGCGCCAAATGCACCGTCCACGGAGTTCTGAGCATAGGCATTCGAGCGGAAAACGCCATAGGCTTCTGGACCGAAATTATCAATATAATAGGCCATAATATCCTCTTTAGGTATCTCAGTTGCCCCTCCATCTAGAAAGGCAAATCCATCGGCTATCTTTTTCTCAATGACAGTATAATCCTCCTCGTAGACCTGCTTACGTGCCTTGATCAGAGTCAGAAGGTTCTTCTCGTTCGTCAACTGTAGTTTGACAAAACGGATCGCCTCTTTTGCCTCAGCCTGTTGTTTTCTATACTCCTTTTCGGCCTCAGGATCACTTGTATTCTTATTGAACCAGGCTCCGACTCTTCTTGTCAAAAATGACATTCCCCTAGTGCTTAGGATCAAAATAAGCACTAGGGAGAAACGCTTGCTGCCGGGCGTCTATATGGCGAATCTCATACCACCCAAACCACTGCCTATCTCTAAAAAGTTCAATGATTCAACAAAGAGCGAGATATTATAAGTATAGTTTGCGTCGGATGGCAATGGTTCTACATCAATGTCAAGATCGACCTTTGCTATGCGACTAGTATTGATAGAACCGCTAGGCTGATTTGTTGTAGAGGAGTTGAGGGCAAACGAGTAGAGATAGAGAGGATAGAGTGCGTTAGGCTGTAGCACACCGCCCAAGAGGAAGGGATATCCGCCACCCGCACAGGCTTTCATTGGAATAATATCAGAGAAGTAGTTTGCCTTCTTCTCTTCGAAGATCTCATTGCCTCCACAGAGGATCCGTCCTGATCTCATAATATATCGCTGCGTGCCTGGAATCAATACACCGCTTGTGGACTGAGTTTGCGGGTTTCGAAGATAGGGTCGCCGTGCTGGATCAGTGTATTTCCAATTTGTCAGATTCGTATAGTCGTTTCTGTAGAACCAATCTGATCTGCGTCCGAACCACGCAATCCGTGTAACTAGACTGTGTGCATCTATCTGAAGGAGTTTACGAGAGGTGAGATTTGGATACTGAAACTCCTGAACCTGCTTAACCAGGTATTCCAGACGCTTTGTCGCAAAGATCCGTCGCTCGTTCTCCGTAAGATAGACATAGGTACATTGGAGTCGCGGCCTGAGTTGAAAGCTATCAGATGTAGGGATGCTATACCCTACATCAGTGTAGAAGAACCGTGGGGACCCCGATATATCATAATAGGCGACGTAGTTGTTGTTCAGACTCTCGGGAAGTGGGCCATATTCAAAAGGCCACGTATTTGCGTAGATCATCGTGCCATCGGCGGAATCTTCACGATATCCGTATCTGAGACGAACACCACTGGGGTCCGTAATAGTATAGAGCTCGCGAAGGGGTCGCAATGTGATCTGGACCTCTACATCGTGATACTGGAGACCTATAAGAGGCAGTGCGAGCCCCGGGGAATCACTGAAGAAGAATCCAAGTGGGACGGAGACCTCACGGGCTGGTATAGATGGTGCGTTAAGTTGATTAGTAGCTCCCGCAAAGGGCACTACATTGGGGTATCCTCCTAACGGATCGGCGTATGCCCCTGAGCTCGGTGCATACATCTCTGGCACATCTCCAATCAGATTACCCCATTTCTCATGACCGTCCAAGGGCTGATCTAACTGATACTTGATCGCTAGCCAATCACTTGAGAACTCCTGGACCTTCGAACCGCCGATATAGAGGCCGATGCGATCTATCATCCGAAGACCGATCTGCCTCACCCATGCGAACTCGTGACTGGGTCGACCTGGCCAGACCTTATTGTAGATTGCTGGAAGCTGCATGGTGAGATAGACATCTGACAGTAGATCGCCGTGGCGAGGGATCTTACTTTTCAATATAATGCTCTGATCGAGTGCCAGTTCGTTTGGACCATCCAGTGCTACAGTGATATTCTCTTGACTGAAATGGCTGTATCTCATAAAAGCCTTGTAAAAATATGTCATTTGTGGATTTCCACTAATGAGCCGGTTCATGTTGCCATAAGCAACTAGGGGTAATAGACCTCCTGGCATCTCCTATCAGCGACAATGAACTTGTTTTTATGCCGGTTGCGGCTGCCTCTGATTGAAAGAGTTGCCGAATATTAGAAGCAGGATGAACTCATCTCCGGGCCAAACTACAGTATATCCGCCGATGAATGCCGGCGTTCTTGACGCTAGTCCTGGTTATTCTATATACCAGATCCTCGGTATTGTGATTATCTTTACTATATTCGCGTCTGTTGTCTCGTATTCTAAACACATCTTTCCTGCTCTGCCTCCTCTATCGTCACTCCCTCTGATTGGCCCGTTGCTGACAAAGAAGGAGCACGAAGTTGATTCACCCAATGGCGGCCCAGCCCCTCTGGAGTATCCCAATGCGACTGGTGGCAGCGGCAGTAGCAGTGGAGAGAGTCATGGTAGGAAGCCTGACCCCATTCCTGAATCTAGCAACGTCTCACCCAAGGAACCGCCGCCAGCAGCGTCGGCCGAGCAGACCTGGTGCTTTGTAGGCGAGGACATGGCCGGTCGTTGGTGTATGCAGGTGCCTGGCCCTAAGGCGTGCGACCCCGATAGAACATTTCACAATAAGAATTCGTGCGAACACGGTATGTAGTCAGACATAGACTGCTTCGGCAAACCCCATCCAACCATCGATGTCATTTCGCTTTATCTTATTGAGGGGAATGACTCTATCACCCTTCATACGCCAATATCGCATTTCGGGATACTGGCGATGCATAATTTGCAAAAACTCCTTACGTGTGTGGAGACCGCTTGTCTTCGACCCTGGACCTATCCAATAGATCTTCCGCCATCGTCCTGGCGTTCGTTGCGTTGGCGGCTCGGTGTAGCCCTGATGTGCGTTAGCGTATTCCTCCATACCTGAGTTCATTTGTAGATCTACGCAAAATCCTCTTTAGAATGAACCGCGTGCGATAAAAAGTTAAGCTGCCTTGGGTCTCTTAACTTTTTAAATACGATGCGATCTGCTCTATCTGGGACCCAGACCATCGTGACCACCAGCATAACCGGCACTGGTATTGTGGTCTGATGTCCACCAAGAGTCGATCTGGTAGCCAGGCAAGTTCTTGTCGAACGCATTGGCGTTGGGCACATAGGAGGGCCCTGAGTTGGATGTGACATCCCAGCCAACAGAGACCGTGGGGCTGGCAGAGACAGGGGCCTGGCCAGAAGGCTTGTAGACCTTGGGGTTGGGACCCTCCTTGAGCAGCTTGTCGATCTGAGCATAGCTGAGAGCAAACGCGAAATACTTCACGCGAGAGGCAAATCCGTTCATGCGGCCAGTGATAGAGATCTTAGGGCTCACCTCACGCTCCTTCTCCTCAGTCTTGTTGGCCACCACAGAGCCGCCTGCAGGGGCACACGCATCCGCCTTGATCGTCTCAGTGTTGCTGAGCTTAGGGAGGAAGAGGTAGAAGTTGCCAAAGTTCAGCTTAGGAATATCGACGAACTTGTGGCGGGCGGCAAGGTTACCGTTGATATAGACGTCAAGAGCACGGCCCTTTACCATCACCACCAAGTGGAACCACTTCTTCATTGGGATGTTGGGGATATCGAGGTAGTTGTCCCACTTCAGATTCGAGTTCTGGTAGACACGCAGGGTGTTAGTGGCGGAGTGGAAGAAGACACCAGGGGCCAACAGAGGGAAGACACCAGAAGAGCCCTTGTGGAATACGTGCTTGAACCCACCCTTCTCACCCGTAAAGTTATCGGCCTGAACAGACAAGAAGAGGGAGTAGGAATACTCTGAACCATTACGCTCGTCCTTGGAGGCGTGGAGAACAGGGAAATCCGAATCGGGATCCTGGGGGAAGGTCTGGGGGCTATCGTATGTCATGGGATACATGTCCACCGCCATCGTCTGATAACGCTTCAGCTGCTGGAAGTTAGACTCAAGCAACTGCATAGTAACTGAGAACACAAGAGTGATCACAAACGTCTCAACCAGCTGCTGTCCAAGAGGGACATTGGTTGGAGGCGCACCGGGCGTTCCACCAGGAGCAATACCAGCGGCACCACCGCGCATAGCCTTTAGCATAGGCTCAAAGGACTCGCGGATGGATCTCAACTTTGACGATGTGAAGATGGAACCGGTGTTCATCCTTTCTCTATCGTTTAGCACTAATAATTTTCGACGCAACTGGCTATAAAAATCAAGATGCTTGATTTTTATATGAAATCGGAATCCGGGATTACGCGCCCTGATAGTCGATACTGAGACCGGCACGCTCGGCCAGCCAGCCGATAAACCCATAACGCTTGTCGAGGCCACGCTTCTCCGCAGGCCCGTCCTGGTAGAGGGCATAGACAGCAGCCGGGGTGAGTGCATACCCGTAGAAACGAGTGGTGCTGAGGGCACCGCCGAAGCCACCGTTTGCACAGAGAGTGATTGAGTTCTTACCAGTCTCGATGATAGGCACGCCAGGGCAGACGCAGCTACGGGAGAGCTTGCCATCAACGTAGACATCGACCACGCGGCCAGACACGACAATGCTGAGGCAGACCCACTTCTGGAGATCAATGTCATTGATGTCGCAGATGGGGTAGTCCATTGTGGTCTGGAAGTTGCCGGGTGTGAGAGTACCCTTGTAGAGCGCGGCAATGTTGGTGAGCACGGTGAAGTCCTGGCCACCACCGGCACCAGCGGCACCGAGGCCCTCCTTGTCCTGGTGCACACGGATCATCATCTTGTTCTCATTGGGGTAGAGCATACCAAGCATAGAGACGTGCTCAGGGCGGCCGCCCGCGGGCTTGCCGTCGGAGGCAAGAGAGAACACGTGCTTCGCCTGACCGGCCTTGTAGTCCCAGCTGCTGATAAAGATCCATAACTGGAGTGAGTACTCGCCACCTGTGCTCATAGGGGGATCCAGCTGCTTAGTGAGGCCGTTCAGCTCATCGCCGCCGCGGGTATCCGTCAAGATCACCTGCTGGAACTTGTCGGGAGGAGGGAAGAGCACCGTGGAGATAGAGAATACAACGATTGCGGCAATCGCTACGTAAAACACTAGCTGAATGATCGTCTTGTAGGGTCCAAGGGCCGCCCCAACACTGGCCAGACGGGATTTTGCTGCGTTCAAGGCACTGCTCATGGCTTTCTACTTTGTGTAGCTTGAATTTTATTGGTAGAATCCGGGATTTTTGTATTCCAGTTAAAAACAGACATCGGGTGATTTTAACTTGGTTAATACAGTGATGGGTCCTCCTGTGCCCGTCCAATTTTACGCATACTGATAGTCAACGTGTGTCAATCCTGTAGCTTGCGGTTTTCCCGCTTCTAGACAATAGCCGCCCAGGCAGAAGTTAAAGTTCGGGATGCCGAAGAGCGCTGTGTTGGGAAGGGGGGGTCGATTCTGGTCGTCAACATTCAGACGATAATTGTCGCTCACCTCCTTCTCTTTTATCCGTCGTGGCCAGGACTGAATAAATGCTACACGTGCATATATATCCGATTCCATATAGATCTGCGGTTTACCGGGGCGAGCCTTCAGCACGTTAGGCAATGCGACCGCCTTCAATAACACACCGTTCTGGTAGATATCTGCTGTTCGCCCTTCTACGGTGATCAGTATCTGATGCCAACGCCGAACCGAGAGTGTCGGGATCAATACCTCATAGGGTTTAGCATCGTGTGATATGAAGTTGATGCGGAGGACTTCGTGGAGCGGATCAACTGAGAGGTTATATGCGCCGGGGATCGCTATCAGATTTTGATAGGGCCGAGCACCTGACGACATACTATCGCCTTTGACTGTCTCAATTGTTCCATTGTCAATACTCACAAAGAACCCAAAGGTGAATGACTCTGACATATTTTCAGAGACCTGGTATTCGTTTAACAGGTCGACTTTCCCCTTTGCCGGAACCATACGTCCATTATCATATTTCTCCGCCCCCATATCTGCTGGAGCTATCGACCAGAGACCCTCTATCTGAGCAAACTCCTGAGTTGAATAGAGATACCAGAGTATCAACACTAAGACCCAGACAAGTGAATAGATTACAACACAGTGAACTATGATACTCGGTTTGGCTGGATCATCTGATATGAAGAGGTTCGGCTTGAAATAATAGACCACTACACCGATACAACCCACGTAGACTAGAGCGTTAAATATATATGTCCAGGTTCGTGCCAGCATCCCTATCCGTTTCAGTTAAAAAAGCTCGACACAGTCGTGCATTTTTAAGTAATGAGACAACGGCGTTGTGTTTAACCACAGCAGCCACTGGATGGTGCCATAGTCGGCGGCATGTTGATGGGTGGACAGAGATTCCGTATCTCTATGGCGTAGAGATCAGTATCCCACAACTTCATATTCTGGATGACAGAAGCTGAGCGGGCGAATCCTATGCGTCCATACCAGTCATTGGGCACGGCACGCGGTATGCCGTTCAGGAATTTAGAGACCGCAAGACGACAATTGATGTAGACCTCTAATATCTGATCGTGGACCACAACATAGACGTAGAAGGGCTTCTTCAAAGGAATATCGCTTACACGGACGGATTCGCGATAGGCCTGTCCACCAGAGGTCGGATCCGTATCGACATAGACCAACAAGTCGTTTGTATACTGATCCAAGAAGAGGCCAGGATTCATCTGTAGGGGGAGACCGTCATTGAGATCGGCACGACCCTTAGGAATCGAACCGGGAGAATTGGGCAAAAATGACATAAGTTCGCCTGTCCCCCTGTGTAGGATATGACGATATGGCCCCATCTTGTCAGTAGAGCGTGAGTCGCCGACGAAGAGCTGCACACCCATTGTGAAGACATCGGCACGCGTCATAGGGAAATCGTCGGAGACAAGCTGGAGATTTATGGGATCCTGTGGATTGGGCGTCTTGGCCGGTTCCCAGAATGTCTTAAATGGCGGAAGATCTCTGTGAATTCCACCATCATCGCGACGCTGGAAATAGATCTCGAATTGCGAATTAAACAACATCACCAGTATCATAAAGACGATAGAACCGGCAATCACGTAGAGTAGCCGTTCAAATGGGATGTTCGGGAATCGTTGCTGTAGCTGCTGTAGCGAGCCGAGTTTGATATAGAGAAAGACCATGAACATTGCGATTGCCGAAAAGAGAGCGGTCACCACAATATAGATGTAGTAGGCACTGGATGCCTGCCCAGATGAATTTTTCAATGAACGGAGTAAAGCTTCCATTCTCCCCTATCTTGTTGGTTCAAAATAGCCTGATCAGAGCGGGGGATCAAATAGGCGTCTTATCAGCGTCTCCTTGTGTTTATAGAGGTGATAACCGGCATAGACACTGGGGAATAGCACTACAAGAGGGAGATGATGGTATTGCTCGGTCTGAATCGTGTGGCAGAGACCGGCCCCTAGCAGGAGATTTCGGGTCGTGCCGAAGATATAGTGTGTGAGATGTTTGGGTCCTTCGGTGCTCAATCGGCTGGACAGCATAGCTAATGTAGGGTAGTCATACGACTTTATATTGGTTGAGCCGAGTTCAAAAAATTGAAACCAGATGGGGTCTGGTTGGGCTGGTTCAGTAGACACCGCACAAGATGTATCGCACGCCAATGACTGTTCAACAGATGGAGGAGGAGTCCCGCAAGGCAACGGCCGAGGGGATGCGTCAGATTGCCGAGGCCCTTGCAAAGAAGCAGGCTGAGCCTAAGGTGAGCGACGAGTCGAGCGACGACGACAGTGATGACAGCGACAGCAGCGATGACCGTAAGGGCGGTCGCCGTTCGCGCCGTCGTCGCGAGCCAAAGACCAAGACACCCGCAGCGGACAAGCTGGAGGACCGCATTCGCTACCTTCAGCTCGACCTTGCTAATGCCAAGGTCGATGTGGACGATGCTCGCGTTGAGGCCGTAATGCTGAAGGCTCGCCTTGAGCCCTACACGCGGGCCAACAACGAACTCGGCTTCATGCGCTCTGCTCTGGAGCGTTCAAAGAAGGGGCTCGAGGAGCTCACGACTAAGCAGTTGGCAAACAAGATCAGCCTCTTCAAGGAGGAGTCGAGCGAGCACATTGTGCTCTGCACAGCAGCAGTCAACAAGATTGATCTCCACGAGATCAAGGCGGGCCTGGAGCGGGTGATCGTGGCTGAGCGTCGCAAGATTGTGAATCAACTCGAGACGCTCGAGTCGATTCTCTGGTGGCGTGAGATGAAGCTGCGGGCACTCATCTACGGCGGGGCCTTCACAGTGGTCCTCCTCATCGCCCTGGTGCTCTTCTACCTCTTCTAAACAGCCCACAAAATAGACTAAACTCCAAGACGGTCCGCTACCGTCTTTTTCCCATGGCAGTTACGACAGAGGGCTACTAGGTTCTTTTCGTCGTTACTGCCACCCTTGAAAAGGGGGATGGTGTGATCGACCTCATACGAGGCATCAAGAATTGCCTTACAGTGTCCACAGCGCCATTCCTGATCCGCCGCGACCTTCTTTTTTAAGAGAGGGCTGACCTGGCGTCCATGTTTAGGTCGACCCTCCAAGATCCGATCAAGGTGTTTCACCATATGTCCGTCCGTTCGTGATAGGTAGTCTTTGACGAAGTCTAACGCCACATAAAAATCGGCCGGGGACCTGTAAAACGTATAGACTAAATAGACTACAATCCCTAGGACTAGACCCTTCTGGACATGACCCATCAGTATCTGAGCCGGTCCCTTCAGATAGCTCTCATAGAAGGCCGCTCCCACTATGAGGGAGAGGATCAGCAATTGTAGCTTCATTTAGATTTCCTTAGAACTTCCGTATATAAATAATAGAGCCCAGCACCCGTAACTAGGGTTACGCCGGTTCCCAGCAGAAGACCGTCAATCACATTCAGACCACTCTCAAATCCTGGGAAGGCTTTTGGGAGGTTATCGTTCGTGTGGGAGGGAGGCACCGACTTCTTCGCCTTCTCAAGGTTCTGCATGCTGGCAATGAACTCCGCGAACGTATACTCACGTTTACCTAATTGAACATTGATACGGTTGTGCATCTCAAAGACCCACTTGACTAGGTCCATTCGCGAGTTTAGAGCCTCTTTTATAGGCATCTCCTCCAGATTCATCTCATAGTGCTTTCTACAGACGGGGCAGGGGAGCATATCGACCAATGACTCGTAGAATGCGGCGGCGTTCTTTTTCTCCCGTTCGTTGGGTGTATCGGAATAGCCCAATGAGGCTATATGAAGGGTGGACCAGAAGATCGGCCCCCAGATATGGGGAGGTAGACGAATCGGTGTGGCTTTTTCCGGGGCGGACATCTATCTTACATCTATTTAGCAAAAATCCAACCTAAACCCAACGAAGGCAACTAATACAGTGGAAGCACTTTAGATGCTTAATAATAGAAACCCAATAAGTCATACAGGCAGTGCAGCAGGGCACGCCAATCACATGAACCATACAAATCACCCTAACAACGGACAGAATCACCACAATAATGGACAACCGACACACTGTAGTAATTGTAACAAACTTGGACACTATTTCCGTGAATGTAAAGAACCCGTGACCTCCTACGGGATCATTGCCTATCGGATCAAGCAGACCGCCTCATCGCTGGAGCCCGCGGTCCTAAACAATATTGGGGCCACTATCAATGGACTCATCAACGAAAACATTGAGATACTGATGATTCAGCGTAAGGATACTCTTGGCTACGTGGAGTTTATGCGGGGGAAATACAACGTCAACTGCCCTGAATACATCGCCTCCCTCTTCAATCAGATGACCGTCGATGAATTGACACGATTAGAGAGTTTTGACTTCGAATCCTTGTGGAACGCATTATGGAATAATCAGATATCGCGACAGTATAAGCAGGAATACGACACGGCTCTTGGAAAATACACCCTTCTGAAACGGGGCGGTGACGAGGCAAGTGGTCGAACACTGGAGAACTACATCAAGGAGGCCCGTCGCGAATGGACTACGCCAGAGTGGGGTTTCCCCAAGGGCCGTCGCGGGAACCGCGAATCTGAGATCAGCTGTGCTGTCCGCGAGTTCAGCGAAGAGACTGGGCTCGACGAATCGCAGTGTATCCTTGTCAAGAACCTTCTTCCGCTTGAAGAGAACTTTATGGGCGGGAATCGTATCAACTACAGGCACCGTTACTACCTGGCGTATTGCCAAAACAGCACCGAAGTGAAGATTGATACAGACAACACCGTGATGAATCGTGAGATCTCTGATATTGGCTGGTTCAGCTATGAAAAGGCCATTAAACTGATCCGCCCATACAACGTGGAGAAGCGACAGATTCTGACGGAGGCCTATAGGATCCTTAGCAGGTATATCATCTTGCCTGGTCGCGAATATCTGAAACTCACAAGCAGCGGTCAGTCACGCAGAGGAACCCCTTTCCAAGTAGTAGAGAGAGATGGCCGAGGTCATACGCGTGGGCCGAGATGATCGACCTATTCTGAAAATTGATAGAGCCGCTCGTGCATTACTTGAGAGCAAGACACGTGATGAACTGATTGATACATGGTTTTTGGGGACAAAATACACCGCAGCCGAGCGTGATGTAATTGTGAATACAATGGCGGAACGCGGCTTCTACCCTGAGGACTGGATGCACGATAGAGAGAAGGGATCTGGATTATACCCCGACATTTACGACCCTAGTTTTGGTGTTCAACTCTATAAGAAACAGGAGTTCTTTGAGGCCAGATCCGTGGCTATAGCAAGTCTGGAGGGGACGGATCCCTGTAGTTCTGGTGCCGAGGCTGTCTTTGAGATCAGTCCTATTCAGCGACTTGTCTCTCGATTCCTCAACCCCAAAACCCCCTATAATGGCCTGCTGCTCTACCACGGCGTTGGTGTCGGCAAGACCTGTTCGGCCGTCCGCGTTGCGGAGGAGTATCTCAAGAGCTATCCCGCGTCCAGAGTTTTTATTGTCGTGCCGCAAGCGATCGCTGGTGGATTCCGCCGCACCATCTTTGATTCCTCTAAACTCGTAAAGCGTGAGGGGAAGTGGCTTTCGCAACAGTGCACCGGCATGACCTACCCTGAGATGGCTATACAGGACCTTACGAAGAGATCCAAGAAGGGGGATGATTTCACGGTGGAGGAGATCAGCGACGTGATTGAGAAGAAGATCCGTGATCGTTATCTCCGTTTTGGCTATCTCCAATTTGCTAACTGGATCAAAAAGCAGCTGAGAGACGTGCCATCGCACTTAACTGGTGACGATCGTATTGCTGCTGAGAATGCTAAGTTGGCACAGCTCTTTAGCGATAAGTTGATTATTATTGACGAGGCACACAATCTTCGCGACTCCGGCCTAGCTACAGGCGACGAGGCGGCCGCTGCCGCAATGACAACCGGTGAGAACACAGGTGAGGCCGACGATGAGGAGGACGACCCTGCCTTAGACAAGGACGACAAGGTTGGCGGTAAACGCCTTACACCACTGATCAAACGGATTGTGAAATTCGCCGAGGGTCTCCGCCTTCTGCTGATGACAGCCACCCCCATGTACAACAAGGCCTCAGAGATCTCGCATCTGCTGAATCTTCTGATTGTCAATGATACCAAGGACGATTCGCCCAAGAAACTCCTTACAGGGATCTTCGCAAAGGACGGTAGTCTGAAAAAGGGCGGCGATGTGATGATACGCGTGGTGTCGCAACGCTACGTCTCCTATATGCGTGGTGAGAATCCCTACACGTTTCCCCTTCGTATGCGACCGGCTATGGCAAAACCCATTACCTGGCCGAAGATCCAGAAGGTCGGCGACAAGGAGAAGACCATTGTGCTAGAGAAGGAGAACAAGGATATATTGGAGGCACTTCCGTTGATACACGTGACGCCACCTGCCGATTCGCCTATTGAGGCACGGCTCTTGAGTGTGCTTCGCGAGGGGAAGGAGGAGGATTTCAAGGGCGAGACATGGGTCCACCTGGATGTCTGTAATATCGTCTACCCAAACGGTCTGTATGGCCACACAGGGTGGGACTCCTATTTCAACGATGCCATGTTGGCCGGTGATGGGGTCAAGTATCGCGGCTTCTCTTGGAGCGGCCAGGAGGAGGACGCACCCTCTGTTGACACCCTCTTCAGTCGCGAGCACTTTTCACGAATTGCTCCTAAGATGGCGATCGTGCTAGAGAAGATCCAGAGTGCAAAGGGGATCAGTTTCATCTACAGTCGCTATGTCAAAGCAGGGATCCTTCCTCTTGCTGTCGCGATGGAACGTGATGGATGGACACGTGTCTTTGCCTCAGGGGAGGCACGCCCACTCTATACAGGGCGGGATGCGAAGGTCCCTCGCCAATGTGCCTTCTGTACCAGCAAAGAGCACGCCCATACAGCTAAGGATCATGAGTTTGCCCCTGCTTGTTATGTGCTGCTCACCGGCGACCCATTGCTGACACCCCTCTTCTCTGAATCTCTGAACTACGCTAGCCGCTGGCCCTCTGAGGATCTACTTGCCCCCCTTGGTGGTCGCGTCAAAGCCATTTTGGGTTCGCAGATCACAACCGAGGGCCTTGATCTGAAGTGTATCCGCTCTATACACATCATTGACCCCTGGTATCACTTGAACCGACTCGAGCAGATTATTGGTCGCGGCATCCGCTTCTGTAGCCACGCCGATCTGCCTACACACTTGCGGAACTGTCTGATCTATATGTATGCTCTCACGTTGCCAAAGGTGGAGACCCCTGACCTTCACGCCTACCGCTTGTCCGTTGACAAGGCTCGTGCTATCGGCACAATCCAGCGGATTATGAAGATCTCGGCAATGGACTGTAATCTGAATATTCAGGGGTTGATTGTTCGTGGTGCTCCAGCTCGTCGTGTACTAGATGCTGAGGGACGCCTGATCGAGGAATACAACAAGGCTGGCAAACAGATCAAATACGACATTGATGATAAACCGTTCTCTAGCACATGCGACTATCTGGAGAACTGTATCTACGAATGTGCCGGTCCGCCTGTCAAAGAGGACGAGCCGAAAAACACAAAGACCTACACATTCAATGATGCCCAGAAACGTCTTGCCGAGAAGGAGCTCCTCTTGAAACGCTGGTTCACAGAGGAGGATATTGCCTGGCCAATTGAGTTGATCCGCAAGGAGATCTACGGTGATATGCCTTGGGAGATTGTCTCACGTGCCCTGGTCTCTATTATTGAATCACCGTCATTTGAGATCAGACGACGCGACGGATTAGTGGGACATCTGATCCTTCAGAACGGCTATCTGATCTTTCAGCCAAAGGGGATCCGTGCTCGACAGATCCCATTGGCCTATCGCTATGCCCAGGCCTACAGTGTGCTTCCTCGCCGCTCTGTTGCTCCACGCCGCGGCAGTCTTCTGGGGCAGATGGCACCTACCACAGCACCCGTTGGCGAAGAGACCGTTGCCCCTACAGTTGATGCCAGCGACCCCATTGAGACATATGAACACTGGTTGGCGGCGGTAGATAGAACTCTTGCTATTGCCGGCAGTAAGGGTGCTACAAGGGAGAAGATCATAGAGAGCTGGAATCCGCCATCAACGACCTATCCCGCAAAGGAGTGGGGGTGGCTACTCTCCCATTTCAAGGGTCTGCCAGAGATACGTAGTATAGCAGCACAATTCTGGATGGATAGCATCTGGAGACCAAATGAACGCCGCGTTGCACTGGAGCGGCTTATCACAGAACGATTCAATAAACGACCGGTATTCAACAAGGAGACGTCTGGACTCGATAAGGATAGCTTCCTTGGGGGTGAGATTGCCGGTTTCAAGTGGGTGAATCCTGAATCATTTGCTCTTGAATCCTACTGTTTTCAGGATGGGGAGTTGAAGGCCTGTCCTTCAAGCTATGAGTCATTGATCGCTACAAAGTTGGGCAAGCCCGTTGATATCAAGGCTGGGACAGGTGAGATCTTTGGCTTCTTCGTGCCTCGCAAGGACAAGACAATCATCTTTAAGACTCTGGACAAGACGGGTTCAAAGCGGATAACTGGTGCTGTAGGAGCAGACTGCTCTGTGGCCAGTGATCTGGGTGGGCACCGCGGTCGCGTTCGCCAGATACAGACCATTATCAAGCGTGTCCTTCCCACGATGACACCACTCTTGATCAACGACGAAGAGAGCGACGCTGCCCGAGACGCAAAGGGTCGTGCCGGTCGACAGGGGACCTACAACTTCAAGCACATCGATGATCTCGGGCACACGCAGATCTGTCTCTATATGGAGACGCTTTTGCGGATACTCGATATGAAGAAGGCAGGTGGTCTACGATGGTTCCTCAATGCCGTTGAAGCCGCTAATGCCGGTCTGAAGGGACGATGATGCAAAGAGCGGTAAAACTTGACAGAACCTTTCAAGGGAGAGAATAGAGTACGAAATGTACAAGCCCGTTATTCTAGAAGAGCGTGTCTCTCTCAATCCATCGGAGACTTCCAATAAGGAGCACACGAGCGACCTGGATTCGCTGCTTCTAGAGCGTCTTAAGCTGAAGATCGAAAGCCGGTGTATCTCTGCCGGTTATGTAAAGCCCGATTCTCTCGAGATCCTTCATCGGAGTCTGGGTATTGCCGAGAACGGTCGGTTCACCGGCAATTATATCTTCTACGTGAAGCTCCGCTGTAAGGTCTTCCATCCAGAGACGAACACACCTGTCGAATGCCGTGTGATTAAGGTGAACAAGATGGGTGCATATGTTGTCTACGATGAGGCCATGCGTGTTCTGCTTCCACGTGATCTCCATCTGGGGAATACGACTTTCGACAGCCTCAATCCCGATGATACTGTGACTATCCAGGTCCTTCGCTCTCGCTTTCAGACGAACGATCCCTTTATCAGTTCAGTAGGTCTCTTCGTTTCCCGGTCTAAGACGGGTGAGGCCAAGAAGCAGCAGGGACGGAAGAAGAGGGGCGGGGCAGCAGACATGGAGAGTGATGCGGAAGAGGAGTAAGGAAACAATCCCCAGGCCTATAAATGGAGGTTAAAGAATACGAACGGAGAAAGTCTTTCCTGGAGAACCTCAAGAAACTACACACTTCTGAATACATCGACATAGTTAAGATACTGAAGGATGAGCAGGTCGGCTATTCTGAGAATTCTAATGGGATCTTTTTCGATGTAGCACAGCTCGGCCAGCCGACTTTTGATCGTCTTGAGAAGTTCATGAATTTTGTTCACTTGAATCGCCAAGAGTTAGCTGAACGTGAGAGTATTATGACTAAGCTGAATGATGATGCGACTGCGGCGACTAAAAGCACATAAAAGGGGATCACGTATCTTAAGATAGAAGAACATGCAGAATACGGCTCGTGAAGCACAACCCGTATCCTGGTCTGAAATTTTGGATGTTATTAAGACAAACCCTCATCGCAATCAGAGACTTGATCTGATCTCGACGATCCCTGCTATTGACGGCGAAGGGGCAGTGATCCCGTGGATGGGAGCTGGCTGGCAGTATCGCACGAGTGATATCCGTGCTCACCCTATGACACTCGTATTGCTGGCAACAGATCCGCTCTATGAGATCTCGGCTCCCAATACACGCAAAGAGATTGAGAAGGAGGCTGCGACCGAGCTTGCTACCGAGTTTGACACTCTCTATGCTAAGCACAACGGCCGTGGGCGTGGCTGGGTGAAAACCCAGATGACGAGTGAGCTGAATCTCTGGGCCGGTGGTGGCACCGATCTTCCCTTTGATTGGACCAGTCTTGCGGAGAAACGGAAGATCCTTTCGGCACTGATCGATATTGTCTGTGTGAAATACTGTGTCCGTATTGCTGTCTGGTGGTCCGAGCACAAGCGTCTCTCTGTCTGGCCTATTGCTGAGCCCGATGACGAGAGCTGGAGATCCGCCCCTCTTCTCAATATTGAGGTGCTGAGTTCTGGAGAGGCTCACGTCATGCAGTCTGGCGAGGTCCGTGTGCGGGCTCAGGAGTGGCGTGAGGTCTTCAAGAAGATTGGCGAGTGGCAGTGGGCACGCCCTATCACGTGGCCTGGTATTGGGTCAAAATCCTTGGGTGACCTGAAGACGGAGTATGCGGAACTGGCAGGTAGAAACGAGGCAGATGCTCTTCCTAAGCGGATTGACAAGGATACTCTTGCGAACGTGATATACAGATATCATTGGATGCATCTCCGTCTAGACGAGAAAGAGGGCGGTTTTTACTAGAATATTGAAGAGTGTTTTACTCTCATTCAATAGGGAAAACAATGAGCTTAGAACTCCGTGCATCCGAATCGTCAACAATCGATGCGATCTGGACTGCGTGGAAGTCCTCCGAACAATTTGAGTTGGAGGCCACTGTCAAACGTGCCGATCTGCGAGAGTTTCTCGATACAGTCGCGCGTCTACGCTCAGTTGGGTTGCGTGAAGCACCCCAGCAACCAAAGCTGAATATACTGATGCCTGGCGGCCTGCGATTCACTATCGTAGGCGAGGGCTCTATTCAAGCATACTGCCAGCACGGCGACATCACGCGTGTCCCGTATAGTGTCCAGCGAAAGGACAGGGCGAAGGCCACGGCAGACCAGATCGATCTGCCTGATTATGGGGTTCGCATCAAGCTCCGTCGCGAGGTCCCGCTGGACAAGCGGAATGCTAAGGTGGTGGAGATTGTCTCACGCTGGAAGAAGTCGCCCAAGCGATTCCGCTTCATGCGTCGCTACACCTTCATTGGACACGAGGGTTCTGGTATCCGCTTTGATCTGTCGATGGTCCGCAGCTCACCACGCGATTCCAAGGGTGACTACATCGGTGCGGAGACGCTTCAGATGGCCGATATCCTTCGTCGCCCAATCACCTACGAGATTGAGGCAGAGCTCGATAAGACCGCTGGAACACGGGCAATGGAGTCCTCCAAGGCCATCATCTCGGCGGTCTCTCTGATACTCCAGGGGATGCAGCGATCATACGCTCTTGTCAGATCTAGCGTAGCAAACGAAATTGTTCAAGTAATTGCGAAATCTACAGGCGTAAGGGCAGGATCCTTCCCCGGTCCTCAGCCCGCTACGCTCGGTCGTGCTAATATCTCACCTGAGTTGGACTCCAAGATCCCCAATATCCGCTATGGAAACTACAATGTGACCGACAAGGCCGATGGTCTACGCTGTCTGCTTGTAGTGGGGAAGGGTGGTCGCATCTTCTTGGCTGACTCTGATCTGAAGGTCTATGCTACCGGCCTGGTGCTCGACAACGCAGCGTTTATTGGTAGTGTGCTTGACGGTGAGTGGGTTCGCAATACCAAGTCCGGCGAGACGGTCTCTCGCTACTACGCATTCGATATCTTCACCACTGCGGCGGGGCGTAATGTAGCAGCTCTTCCCTTCCTCTCTGCCTCTACGGATACGCACCGCCTAGCTGTGCTCAAGGAGACGGTAGCTGTTCTGGCGACAGCTCGTCAGACCATGAAGGAGATCCCCGCAAATCATTCGCTCTTCATCACACACAAGAAGTTCTTCTCGTCTGGTGGCGAGGCCGGTTTCATCTTCAAGGATACCGGCGCATGCCTCGACTCCATTGCGACCGACAGCCCCTATTACACTGACGGTGTGATCTTCACTCCCAATGACGCTCCGCTCCCCGTGGGTGGTCGCTCGTGGGACGCTCAGTTCAAGTGGAAGCCTCCACACGACAATACGGTGGATTTCTTGGGCGTCTTTGAGAAGGGCGAAGACGGTCAGGACAAGGTGGGCATGAAGTGGCAGGAGGACATCAAGCAGATGGTCCGTTTCAAGACGCTGCGGCTCTTCGTCGGTGGCAATACGGATCCGCTGTTCAAGAACCCGCGTGAGTCGATCTTGGCAAACAAGGCCCTTCCTGACTCTATTGAGGTAGACAAGTATCACCCCGTGGAGTTCGTGCCTGGGGCACCTAGCGATCCGCTCGCCTCTGTCTGTTATCTCTACATCGACTCTGGTGCGTCGGATCCTGCTGGTGCTGCGCCTGCTACGATGGATCTGGAGGCTAAGACCGATGTTGTCTACACTTCACGCACCAAGGATCCTATCAGCTCGAACTGTATCGTGGAGATGGCATATCACCCTGAGAAGGCGGCGGGCTGGCGGTGGGAGCCTATCCGTGTCAGATGGGACAAGACGGGTCGCTTCCAGCGTGGCGAGACCAGTCGCACGATGAACGCCGAGTGGGTGGCTAACTCGATCTGGAGCTCCATTCACAATCCTGTCAGTGAGAAGATGATCCGCACGGGGGTGATGGAGGAGGAGGCTGTTGCTGAGGCGGCACCGCTCTATTACGTGCCCAAGAAGGCGGCTTCTCGCGACAACTACAAGGTCCGTGCTCTTGGTGCTTTCCACAATGGCTATATCAAGTCGGATATCTTGCTGAAGCGGACGATCAAGAAGGGGGACGCTCTTCTCGACCTGGCCTGTGGTCGTGGCGGCGATCTTCTCAAGTGGATGCACAACGAGGTCGGCTGGGTGCTGGGTGCGGATATGAATCTGGAGAATCTGATGGCCCCTAAGGACGCCAGTATCTACGGACGTTATCTGGAGCAGAAGATCCTTCACAAGACCATCCCACCAATGATCTTCATCCAGGCCGACTGTGCTCGTAATATCCGCGATACTAGCGGTCTGCTGAGCGACCTTGATAAGAATATCGTCAAGTGTCTCTATAACAATACCGCCCACGAGCCCGCACCCCCTGCTGCGGAGAAGCTTCGTGGGTTGGCGGCAAATGGCTTCAACGTTGTCTCCTGTATGTTCGCGATCCACTACTTCTTCGGTGATCGTGGCTCCGTTGACGGGTTTCTTCGCAATGTCTCAGACAATCTGAAGATTGGTGGCTTCTTCGTGGGCTGCTGCTTCGATGGCGATTCCGTCTATCGCCTTCTTGCCGGTCTTCCTGAGAACGGTGTCAAGACGGGATCGGTTGATGGTCAGGATATCTGGTCGATCCGCCGCAAATACGGGGCAATGACCGAGGATGTGCTTCCCGCCACGGACAGTGGTCTGGGTAAGGTGATCGACAACTACTTCATCTCTATTGGTGAGGCTCACCCAGAATTCCTGGTCAGCTGGGACTATCTACAGAAGCGGATGGCGGAGATCGGCTGCGAGCTGCTTCAGCCCGATGAGCTGGCGGCACTCCGCCTCCAGGCCTCGTCAAACCTCTTCAGCGAGTCCTATAAGATGACGGGCAACCAATTCAAGATGAGTAAGACTATCCAGGACTATTCGTTCCTGAATCGCTGGTTCATCTTCCGCCGTCGTGCTCAGGGTCCAGGGATCAAGGCACTTGCTCGTGTGGAACCTGGCACAGCAGAGCTGGCACCACTGGTAGGGGATGTGGGGCCGCTGAAGCCGGCTGTTATCACGAAGGCGGCCATGAAGGCGGCACCTGCGGCAGCAGCAAAGGAGATGCCGGCGGTGGAGACAACTGTATCGGCGGCGGTTCCGGTTGTTGCTGCTGCACCAGCTGGTGCTGCCGAGGGTCGACCGATATTCAAGTTCTTCAGTGGTGCCGTCTTGAAGGATGACTTGAAGATTGGTCGCAAGGATTGGGCACGATACCTCTCCACCTTTACGCATTCACGCATCCGTGATGCGACTACCCCTACTGTGATCTATCCCTCTCTAGAGGCGGCGTTCGCTGCTGCCCGCTATCAGATTGGGACGGATAAGCCCGAACTCGGTGCTCAGTTCTTCTCCACTACAGGCTCCATTCACCAGAAGTTCCTCAAGATGCGTCGTGAGGAGGGGGCTATTTCAGAGAAGCGGAACTTCGAGCTGCTTGACGAGGAGGGGGCGGCCGTTCGCGATCAGGTGAAACCCGCTGAGATCAAGCGTGCTGGTGCGAAGTGGAATGAGGCGAAGTGGGCAGAGGGACGCGATGCCATCATGATGACATATATCCAACAGCGGTATGAGACAGATGCGGAGTTCAAGAAGATCATGGACGCAATCAAGGCAAAGAACGGTCTTCTGGTCTTCTACAATGGTCCTAAGCCCACTGATCTTGGCGGGCTGATCAAGGAGGGGAACCGCATTGAAGGTGAGAACAAGCTGGGTAAGTTCTATATGGCTACTGTTGGTCTGCGGGCATAAAGCCTATGAATATTAAATAATCTATATGGAGACCGAGACAATCCTCTACATTGTAGTGGGTGTGCTAGCCGTGGCCGTAATCGGCCTTGGCGGATATATTTTTTACGATAAGCGACTGCGAGCCGTGGACGACGACGCAGCGGCAATTGCAGACGCGCCCCCTCTTCCGCCCCCTGGTTCGACTCCGTCATCGTTTTTGGAGAATCTTCGATGGCGGCGAGCAGTGAAACACTTCTCACCTGGTGAGGTGGATCTGACACTGATCAAGGATGCTATTGCGAACGCCCCCAGTTCTTTTGGTATTCAGCCCTACAAGGTTCTGGTGATCACGGACCCTGAGGTGAAGATCCATCTGCGTGAGGCCTGCTATGATCAGCCGCAGGTGACTGAGTGCCATGCCCTCTTTGTCTTCTGCACTATCAATGACGTAGACGCTCGTGCCGACGAGATGATCAAGATGACTGGTGCCGAGGGGGTGCGTGAGATGGTTGCCAGCTTCTTGAAGGGGCAGCCCGATAAGGCGGCATGGGCGTCAAAGCAGGCCTATATTGCTCTCGGTTTTGCCCTTGCTGCCGCTGCTGAGCGGCGGATCGCCTCATGCCCTATGGAGGGATTCAACAAGGAGACGATCTCAAAGATGCTTGGCCTGAAGGACGTTGCTCCAGTGGCCCTGCTTGCTGTAGGACAGTATAAGGAGGACCCCGATCTTCACCCTCGTTTCCGATTCCCTGATGTTATTGCGTAGAGAACCCATAAATTTGAGTTTAATTCTTTTCTGTAATACAGAATCAGAATGAAGCATTATACTGCGAATTATAAAGTTCAATCTCATCTTGAGGGCTATCCAAAGGCGCTTCTCTCTTGTGGTGAAGATAGACGCCGATGGATCTGTTCTCAACACAGAGAACCCGTCGCACGAATCGGGTTCGAATACCTCCTTGTCGATAATTATGGTGCTTCCTTCTCGGTCAGACTGGTAAAAGAGGAGAGCGGTGAAATTACTGTGAATACCAAGAGCGGCACCGTCAGGTACGACGGTGAACACTGTATGATTGTCTTCCCAAAACTACCGATGATGCGGTATCCCTTGCCCGACTTTGCCATTGATGTCCTACAGACCCTCTCTGTCCCCGCTGGAATTGAGACCCTTAGACGGGTCGCCGAGAGCTTCGCAAAAACTCTAGAAGAGAGTAGAGATGGCCAGTGGCTCAGAACAATTCCCGCCGACGACTCTTGAGTCGGCCCCTATTATCTTTATCTCAAGCCACGGTGTCTACGATCTGACGGAGGAACCCACCGCCTTTGTCGTGCCTGATAACGTCTATATTTTTGAGACCCAGACAATTGGAGACGTCTGTTTGGTCGCAATTGACAAACCGCTATGGGATCTGATGAACAATCGTGATGCTTTTCTGGCCTATCTGAAAGGCGAAGGGCACCCCGCCATAGCCGAGATTGTTGCCTCTAGAGGGGTCTATGGCCCTGCCGACGCAGATGACGAGAGCGATGATCGTCATAGCAAGCACCGCGATTACAGGCACGTGTTTGCCAACATGCACTACTACAAACCCGGTGATACTATCTATAATCGAAAGCTACTGATTGGTGGAGGCGGCGATGGTGCACGTCGTACCTATGCAAATATGGGGTTCTATCGCTTCGATAATCAGGGGAAGGCGGGTCCGGTAGATCGATTTCCTGACGGCCCCGCCAGTCGTATCAAGGCTCTTCAACCCTTGCGAACCTCCATGATAGGTGACGAGAGCATGACAATGACCCAGGAGGAGATGATCTACGAAGTCATGGGTGTAGAAGAGGATGTGGCCGAGGGCGGTATCTTCATCTTCTCCTCCTGTGCTGCTTTCTGGAAGGAGGAGGGTGGAGTGAAAGTCCCTGCTGCCACTCTGAATCGTCGTATAGCACTGATTGAGAAGACACAGAGGGCACAGGATCTAGCTCTGATGGAGTTGACTACTGCAGGACCAGGAGGGGCTGGTGCAAACAACAACATTGGTGAGGTTTCTGCGGGGGAGGGGCGTGAACTACCCGCTAGAAGGGCCGCTAAGGGGCGGGCGTCCTATGCTCCTAAAACTGCAGCGGAGGGGCCTGATTTTTTTGAGAATAACGATCCCCATTGGCTAGAACGTGATCCCCATTTTAAGAAGTTTGAACCAGGTGTAGACGATGAAGAGGAGAACGAGGCCTTTGCCAACGTCAATGCGGCGGCGGCCGAGCGGGCAGAGGCTCGTGCGGCTGCCAAGGGGATGAAGGCTGTCTTTATTCAGACCGAGGATGGCGGATACCAGCAGATCCCTACACCAATCAGTGAGAAGACTGCTACACCCAGCCTGCTCTTTTCGCCCCGTGATATACGGGATGCCAAAAAAGCATACGGTGAGGTCTTCGGATTCAAAAAATCTCAACAGGAGTTTCATCTACTAGGCGGTGGTCGAGGCAGTCGCGTTGGTAGCAGAGGCAACCGCCGTACCATTCGTCGCGTTCGTGCGTCCAGTGGCAAGGAGGTACCAGGGGGTCGGCACAGGCGGCAGACACGTAGGAGGGGGTAGAACAAAGGGCTTATAGAGGGCAACGGCAGTGCTTGTATTGTATTCACGGCCGGGATTCTGAGACCCCCTTAGATAGTGTGCGTTCGTGGAGACTAGAACAGAACCTAGGGCGAAGAACTTTGAGAACATTCTGGTTTTAGGGCGGAAAAAATTTTAGCCAGTCAAACTTGCTAAAATTGATCTGATCATTCGCAATCTACATCTGGTATTAAAAAGACTTTATACATGCCACTCTCTATCGAAGGTGGTGCACTCGCATGGCAGCGTCTGGCTGTCGTAAACAAACATCCTCGTGATGATCGCATTCAATTCAATGAAGAGGAGCACTCATACGCCATCGACGGCGTAAAGAAGGGATGGTCCTCGTGCACGCAGTTCCTTCACAACTTCTTTGGGCATTTCGATCCTGATGCCACTATTGCCAAGATGATGAAGTCGCCGAACTGGATCAAGAGCAAGTATTACGGTAAGACGGCAGAGACGATCAAGGCCGAGTGGGCCGCCTCTGGTGCCGAGGCCTCTGGTGCGGGCACGCGTATGCACCTCGACATTGAGCACTTCTACAACTCCAGCGAGCTGACTGTCGACTCGATGAAGCGTGATGATAGCTGGGACCCAAACCTCTCACCGGAATGGGAGATGTTCATGGCCTATCAGGAGAGGATCGGCTCCAAGATGACGCCCTATCGCACGGAGTGGCTCGTCTTCAACGAGGAGATCAAGGTTGCCGGTTCTATCGATATGCTCTACAAGAAAAAGGACGGTAAATACGCTATCTATGACTGGAAGCGTTCAAAGGAGATCAAGACCGAGAATCGCTTCCAGTCTGGGCTGGGTCCGGTCATGCATCTTCCTGATACCAACTACTGGCACTACAGCCTGCAGCTTAACATCTATCGCATGATCCTGAAGCAGAAATATGAGATTGATGTGGATGAGATGGCTCTGGTGATCCTTCACCCTATCAACAACAGTTGGCGTGTCATCAAGGTCAACATTATGGAGGATGACGTTGAGGCGATGTTCGAGTGCCGTAGCCGTGCATTACAGCTTCCTGGCAACGATGGCAGCAATCCCATCGTTGTCTTCCAGGGGATGGATCATATTGATATTGACCAGGGCGTGGCCGAGAAGCCCAAGGGCTGGATTGGTATCGATTAGACAGTCTCCTTCACAGCCTCCCAATCTGAGGCGAAACCACTATCCATATAGGCCTTGAAACTGGCCGGTAGGTCGCCTAGTGCGAGTGGTTTTTTAACCGAGAGTAGCATCTCAGGGCGGTCGATCTGTAGCATCACTGCGTAGCGTCCTGATCCGGCCTTGAACCACTTGGTAATACGGACCAACGATGACTCGTGATTATACTGGCCGATAAAGAGGTCGAGATTGTAGGCCTTCGAGAAACACCACCAGTCGGCATCCGACCAGCGAACAGGGGACTCCTTCTTCACACCCTGCTTTTTGCGGGCGGCCAGAATCTTGGTCTCAATCGCCTTGATCTTCTCACCGGTATACAACTGGATCGAGGTGATGAAACGATTCTCGATGCTGGGATCGGCCGGCAATCTTGAGAGACCCGCTGCTCTCCAATCGACGGGAAGGTTGATAAAGTCCGTGCGAAGGGGGCGACCCATGCTGTCGTCGTGTGCATCCTCAGGGTAGGAGAGACCAGAGGAATGCCGATCGTCTGGCACGTAATCGAGACCCAGTTCATCCGAAAGATCGCGGATCTTTGTCTTTGACGTGAGAAGGCCGTCGTCTGTTCGGACAAGGCCGATCGGGTTGCGAATACGACTGACACGCTGGGTCATGATCTCACGCGACTGTGTGGGATATCTGAAGAGCTCGTCTACGATCCGATTGGTGAAATAGACAACAATATTGGGGATCTTCTCTGATGTGCCGCTGTGGATCTTACACTCGTCGCCGATCCAACTACACATAGGATTTGCCGAGCACGATTCCTTGGTCTGTTCAACACGGCAGTTGCGGCGGAGAAGGGGGAGGGTCTGAATTACGGCCTGGTGGGGGGTGGCGTCGATCCAATTAGTGATCAACGGCTCCAAGAGGATGTCACCGCGGCGGCGTAATTCGTAGAGCGGAAGGTGGGATTTGCGAAGAGCCTTCAACTGCTTGAGAACAGGTGCAGCTACACGGGTTTTTAGCCACTCGCTCAAGCTGAGGCGAAGGTATTGATAACCCTCTTCTACTACGGCCTCAGAGACTATATCCAGCGTCTCTGATGTTATCTGTGTGAGCCGCAAGAAACGGATATCCTCACTCCAGGGAAGGATCCCAATTGGCTTGGATCCCTTCTTTGCCAGTTCTGTAAATTGGGGGTGGGTAGAGACACTTGTCAAGGGGAAGGGGTTGAAGGGGACAATCGCCCCAGATGAGAGTCGGAGTGCGACGTATCGCTGCTCCTTTGTCTCCACAAGTAATTCTGAGGGCCGCAGACCAGGGAATTTGAAGAGCCCTGCCTTGTTGGTCAAGACTGTGAGCAGAAGATCCAGGTTGGGCCGTGGAAGCATATCGACATCGTAGTAGGTGGTGAGATTGAGTGCCAAAGAGCCATCCTCAATTACAGGGATAAAGAGCTCCGCGTCGCCCTGCTTGTAGATCAGACCGACCAAGCGATTGCTACGATCTCTGAAGACCGCAACAGGGACGATCTCCTTCATCTTCAGACTGGTGAGTTCTGATAATTTAGGGAGTGTGGCCGAATTCTGTGCGGGCATCCAGGGGTGCGAAGGCGAGGAGTAGCGACCACATCCCTCAGAAAAGCCCATATACTGCTCTATGAAATCCTTGAGTGCGGCCTGGAAGGGTGGTGTTATCTGTGTGAATCGACTGCTCTCAGGATGGATCGTAGGAAGGACCAAGAAGACCGGCTTCTTCTTCTTGTCCAGGCGTTCAAGTGCCTCTACATAGATCAGTGGCTCGTAGGATTTAGTGGACTGATCGTGCCAGACAAAGGCAATTGGCGGCTTCACCTTCTGACTGTATTGGCTGACACCGTATTCTGGGCAGCGGACGGTGATCTTCTGCTCACCCGTCTCTGCATCCATCGTCCCCTCAAAGACCACTAGTATCATTCCGTCAGGGAAGATCACATTGGGTGTCGCGAAAAGATTCTCAAAGTGCTTGAGATCCTTGGGGGCGGCTTCGTCCTCCAGATAGGCTTTGAAATTATACCAGGCATTTGCTAAACGGACGATATGCGGGCGATTTGTAGTGAGATCGAGGCCCTGTTGCTGTGCGAATTTCTGGATCTGCCCGTCGGTCAGTGAATTACCCAGTCCAGCAAATTCGTGGACCAGGTTGCCGTAATTCGCACGCTCAAAGGCTCGGCGAAGATTGACCGTAAAGGGGAGGTCACCCTCAGGGAAGAGCTCCTTCAAGACCGTATGGGGCTTCAGGACTACTGGCAGGTCGATCTTCGAACCTTTCACGTGTGGTCTACCGGCACGCTGTAGATTGCCAAGGTAGAATCCAAACAATTCGAGGAAGCTGAGACCAGGAGTGGCACCGCTGTTCCCCAGACCGAACCGCAAAAAGAGCTTGGCTGTCTTGGGATTGAGATGCTGACCAATACTCTCCTTCTTAATGGATTGCGAGCCCACCTGACCAAGCAGTGTATCCAAGGCCTGCGGGCATAAGCCAATTCGCCCTGGCTCTAATTTTCGCTTATCCTGGGCAAGAATATACTGTGTCCGCATTGTTCTGAGAATTTTAGTGAGTTCCGCGTCCTCAGTCTCGTCTACCTCCTCCTGCTCCTCGGCCTCCTCGGCCTTCTTCTCCTCCTTCACTTCTATACCGCGACGTGTATCTTTTGGTATCCCCTCTGTACCATCTGCCGGCTTCATCTGGCTGACAGTTGCACTGGTGAAGCAGCAGGGAAGGGCGAATTTGCTGGGATGGATGTTGTCCATATAGCCCGCAATTCCGTGGATCTCACCCTTTCCTGGCTTTCCCTTACGCTTAATGACAGTCTCACCCATCACTGGGCGTTTAGTATCCGCAATAGTTGTGCCGCCACAGAAAGGACAGGAATTACGGGCCTTCACTAATCCAGCACGGGTCGTTGGGCCCTCGAATTCACTTGTCAGTAGGGGTTTTCCGTCCCGCACACACCAGTATTCAGGACAGATAAAGTAGTAGGGTTTCTCAGGGTTCGATCCAGCACGAGCTATGAACCAGATGGGCTTTGTAGGGACCTCAGATTTACGGAGAATACGGCAGAATTGTCCCTGAATGCTGTTCTCCGCACAGAGAGCGGCTTCGAAAAGGGTCTTCAACTCGGCCTTCTTCTTTAGCGGCTTCCCCTTTTCGTCAACAATCTCCTTGAACCCACGCTTCAACATCTCTGTCAATAGCTCCTTCAGACTGAGAGCCCCTACATCCAATATGATGTCGGCAGGCGGGGGAAGAAAGACCCACTCCACGGAGTCGCCATATTCCTTGACAAGAGCATCCATCTGCTCGGCAACAAGGATGTTGGGCTGACGAGCCGAGGAGGCCTGGCACGTGCGACTGTAGACAGTCACCGTCTTGTCCGTCTGCGAATAGCCAAATAGCTTCTCGTCGTATCTGTCCAACTGAGCCTTATACCACTCCTTGAGTGGTTCAAGTGTCTGTGTGCGTGCGTCAGTAGGGGCAGCAGTGGCTTTTACTGGGGCGACTGCCGCCGGTCCTGCTGGTCCAGCCACTGCCTCCTCCTCTTCCTCCTCTTCCTCCTCCTCTCCAAGAAGGTCGAGCCAACGAGCCTGCTCTGGTGCGGCCTTAGCAGCAACAGCAGCAGGGACAGGAGCTACATTGACTACAGGGGGCTTTGGAGCATTGGGCACTGCCGCCTCCCCATCCACCTTATAGTAGAGATAGGCGGTCAGTATACTCATGATTCGCTCAAATGTCCGATTAGAATCGATCCCAACAAGTGAGATGAAATAGACGGGGTGACTGAGTGTGATCTCAATATCGACACCCGTATTGTGTGCTAGGACAGAATCAACACCCGTTGGTACTATCTCTGTGCGGCGGCGATACCATTCGTTGAATAGACGCGTAGCATCCTCGTCGCTTCTACCAAACTCGCTTACGATCCCACGCACAAATGACTGAATCCGCTCCTTGGCATCTCCCTCGGCATCATCGTCTAGCACACGCTTTGTCAGATAGGCATAGACCGCCCCCTCCTGCTCGTAGTTGTTTACAGCCTTCCATTTCATGTTGATCTTTGACGCAGAGGGCTGGTAGAGGGATTCTTCAACAAAGGGGCTGAAGAAAGCGATCCGCTCAGAGAGCTGTTTGTGCGTCATTTTAGGAGCATCAACCTCAATACGATAGGTCGCAGAGAGCTCCTTCATCTCAATCTTCAGACGATGAGGATAGCCGACCGAATCAAGTGCGGCCTTCAGTAATACAATAGCCTCCTCGAATGTGTTCCGTTCTAGCAACATATCGCGACGGGGAGCCTCGAGCACAGCAGAGGCAGTGCCATCCTCCATCCAGTAGATAGAGAGTGCGACATTGCGAATTGCACGGACCTCTGCTCCCAGTGATCGGAATGGGATCTTGGCTACAAGGACCGCCCCATATTCGCGTGTAGGCTCGTCCTCGAGAAAGGTCTCCAACATATCCGTATCCGAGATCAACGGAAAACCTGAAGGGCCCGCCGCCAATTTCAACAATGGGTCGCCACGACCGGATGCGGGATAGAAACGGAGAAAGGGGAGATGAGGCGAGGTCTTGAACTCGTAGAAGAGAATATCAAGTGATTTTGTCTCGTCGAGTGGTGGCAGAGTCGTGACCCAACGACGGAGTTGACGGAGACGAAAGGGCTCTGTTGCCTTTAGACGGGCCTCGCCTAGAAGATCGTCGATCTTTCCAATACGGCTATTGCGTAGTTCCATGTAGTCTCTGGCCGAAGCATATGACTCGTCTTTTCCTGCTAGAGCCTGCTCTCTGCTCTGTATTTTTGGGAAATAGAGTTTCACATAACCGTTCAAGACGGCCTTGTCATCTAGTTTAGTTCCGATCGTTCGTATAATGGTCTCTAGATTCCAGACATGGAGCTCCACGGGCTTAGCGAATAGCGATTCGAAGAGGAGCCCCTCATTCAATGCGGGATAGATCGGTTTGGGATTGCCGCCAGCGTCGACCAAGCGTGCATCGGGTTCTCCTGGGTGTTCAAATGGAGACGGGACGCCATTGCTAAGAGTGCTCTTCTCATTCCACGTCATATCAATGGGCATATAGAGCCCATTCTCCAATTTATATGCCACCCATTGACGACTTGGTGACCACTGATGTGACCCACCCTTCATTATCCAGATCTGGCGTTTCAAGTCCGCCATAGTAGTGAATCCGTAGACCGGCTCAATGTGAAATGAACCGGGTGCCTTTCCATACTCTCTGTGCTCGACCACCTCAATTCTATGAGGCTCCAAAGAGGCCAGTCTTTTGGGCTCTATGACCTCCATCTCTACGAGGATGTAGTGATTTTTACACGTCTTTTGACGCCCTGTCAGTCAAGCACGTGATCGTGATCGACTGAAGATCCTACTGCTGAGGATGTGTGTCATCCTGCATATTCTGCTTATACTTAGGCGAATCCGTTATATGGACCCCGCAGTATTCCACCGGATGTGCGGCGAAATCCTGATATTCGTAGACGCCCAGAGCCTCGGCACGCTCTAGCAACCACGCAAAGTGGTTCCAGAACTCCTTCGTATGCCCGATTGACTTGGTCCCCACGTGCGACATCTCGTGGAGAGCAACAAAGACAAGGATGTTCTCGTCTACCAGCTGCTCTGTCTCATCCCGTTGACGTAGACACATATAGACCTTCTCTCCCTTGTTGACACTATAGGAGGTGAATGCCGCATCGGGTGTTGATTCAGCAAAACGCTCAGGGGCTGCGTCAAAATTCCGAATAATCTGCTTTACAAAGGGGCGATCCTTATACGTCTGTTCTAGATATCGCATCAAACGGATGATCTTCCCACGGATGTTGGCAAGACGATCGGCTGCGTCCACCTTATCAGCCATGTTCCGAACAAGATACTTCTTGTTATCGACGTTTGAGGTCACTAGAGCCATTTCATACTTGTCCTTCTTATACTGAAATGCCCCATAGGCTGCACTTGCGATGCCCACTATTAATGCTACACCGCCTGCTTGGTCAGTCATCCCCTAACTCTGTGTCATAAAATCAATGTGATACAGTGATTTTGCGATATTCGTTTTTGACGGCGTCTGTTTAACCGATCTCGAGAGCACGACGGTTGATGTCGGGCTCGATCGTGGACTGGTTCCAGATGGAGACCTTGACCTGGGGGTTAGGAGGGTCGCTGCGGAGCTGGTAATTGGCATTGCGCATGGACTGGCCGATGGTGTTGACGCCGATGAGGGCACCCGCACTGAGGTAGTTCTTGCCGGCAATGTCGCCCTGGCCCATAGGGTTGACCTGTGCCCACTTGGAGTTAGGGTCATTGGGGAGGAGCTCACTGGGGTTGATCTGGTCCTTGGGGTAGCAGTTGGCGGGCTTCTCGGCATCCTTGAACGGCATAGGGGCGGGCGTCAGCGTCTCAAAGCCCTCCACTGTGGACTCGCTGTTGTTGGCCGCCACGTCATTGTTATTGGACTCACCGCTGTTGTTGTTGACAGCGTGGAGAGCATTGATGTTGGCATTCGCCTCCTCGGCACCATTCGCCTCGTGCATACCAGGGAAACCATTGCCGGGCGCATCAGAGTCGGATTCCGGGATTACGTGTGAACCGCCATCCATCTCATCGTTGTTGTTGTTGTTCGCGAAACCCTCGCTCTTATTCATATAGCCCTCAAGGAGCCCACCCAGTGTGGGATCCAACATGTAGAAGATGGCGGCCCCAACAATTAAGATTAGCAGAGCAAGCACGATGTCTCTGGTCTCCATTTACTACCTTTTGAGAGTGTTTTTTATGGCAAATCTCGCCCCTTCAACTCCCCTCCTCGGCTCCCTCGGACGCCTCGTCCTCGGAAAAATCGGAGATATCGTATTCACTGAAGGAGGATTCGTTGTCATTGATGTTGAATTCATCAAAGTATCTCTGGGTCTCCACTTCAGCAGCACGCCGGGCTAGAATTGCCTTGAGTCGGGCCTCCTTCACACGCTCTTTGCTCGCGAATTTCCGGGCAGTATACTCTTCATCAGTGCGGAGTCGGAGAGTATCGGCATTATCGGACTGCACCTCTGCCTCAATCAATGTGATCTCGCGAATCTCGTTGTCGCCTGTCGGAGCAGGCTCATCCCAGTCGAAATCAACTACCGGGGTATTTTCAACATATCTCTTCACGTTCCAGATCGGGACGATACCCGTCTTCTGGAGTGTGATCCCTACTAGCTCAAGAATACCTGCACCGTCCTTCGGGGAAGTTGGCAGGGGGAGCTCACACTGTATCGTAAGAGCACCGGATAGATCAATCACAACAATAGGAGCGAAGAGGTTCTCGAGTGTCTTTCTGGTAGGAGAAGTCTTAAACAGTGTGTCTTTCGCGTCATAGAGCACTGAGAGCAGCCGCCCTCGGAGATTATCCGTGGCTCGCATCCACTCACTGTTTGCCACCCATCCCGCCTCGAATTTGATCTCGGGTGTCTCCATGGCCTCCTCCAGACGAATGCGATAACCCTCCGTATGACGCTCGGGTGTAAGTAGTTTCATGTTTATGGGGAAGGGTGAATCTTGTAAGCGTTTTTAACCGCAATAACTTATCTGTTGATCAAACAATGGACCCACCTAGACGGCCTTTAACACCGCCTGCCGATAAGCGGTCAGCGGATACTGAGAAGGGTGTTGCTGATACCGAGAAGCGGCCCGAACCGGCCAATATAGACAAAGCCCTGTCCCGGGACAGATTTGTGGAGGCGAGTGCTGATATTATGCTTCATATCACTGATAAGGTGGTGGCATTGACTCGCAAGCAGGAGTTCCTGGATCGATTGCAGACCATCCTCGATCCCCTTGTAAATCATGTGATCAGCCGTGTATTCCCGTATATTCTGCTCTCCTCAATCCTCTTTCTGATTCTGTTGCTCGTCTCCGTCACGACATTTGTGATTGTTGTTCGCGGATCCCTCCTGGCCATCAGGAGCGTCGACATGACAATGAAGACCGGTCTCCCCGATGACTGGTAGCGGCTGTGCGGCTACCCTTTAATGATTTAAACTCTGTCTTCTAATAATGTCGGATCAGACGCTCATTGACGCAGTCAGGAATTGGGTCCATTTTGATAATCTCTGTATGATGCTAACACGACAGATGGGGACCGCTCGCAATATGCGTGCCTCTTTTGAGGAGAAGGTCTTGAGTATGATGGCTGGAGCTAAACGGCTTCGGATAAAGGGAGCCATACTGGAACCCTCCACACGTCGCAATTCGGCGTCTCTCAGCTGGACTGGCCTTGAAGAGACGCTGCACCGATACTATACTTCTAAGGGCAAGCCCGACGAGACTGCTGCTATTCTTGACTTTCTCAAAGAGAACCGCACCGTCAAGTCAGTTGTCTATCTGAAAAAGACCCCTCTGACCGAGGTCCCTCAGAATCTGATTGAGGACGGCAAATGAACATGTATTTTTAAGAGGAACACACTATGTGATCTTCTTAAATATCTAGACGATTAATGATTCCGTCTAGTCTTCCTTACATTACGACGCCCCTTTCTAGTCCCACCCGATCGCGAGCCACGTGTATAGAAAACATAGTCGCCGCCCACGTCGATGTCCTCAAATACGATGTCTGCCTCGTCTTTTGGCACAGACTTCCACCGTCCCGTCTGTAATTCAAAGAGACGCTCGGCATAATTCACCTCGTCTCTCTGAGTCAGTCGCACAATATACCACTTCTTCTTGTTATTCATATAATAGATCTTCCCTTCATCTAACCGTGAATAGCTTACAGCTGAAAGCTCTGGTTTCAGCAGTGCACATTGAGGAACAAAAGTAGTATCAGGCCGATTGCTCATTCTACTACCGGTTTATACAAAAGTTATGTGGACCATGTCCACGTGACTTTTTATAATCGCGATCTACTCTCTATCCTGACCACTTCTCGCGGCTCCAAGGAAGGACTGTGATATTCTCCATCTGATCTCTGAATTTCTGGACCTTCTTGTCGAACTCCACCTGCTCTGCCGTAGGGGGCATGCCAGCATCCGAATCGAAGAGCAGTTCATCCGCATCCTTCTTCTGGGGTCTGGCACCGAAGCAGTTGACACCAAACCGCAGCTCGGGATTGTCAAAATGGCCGCCATTCACACCGGGTTTACCACACGAGAACCGGTATTCCTTGGGTCCAGTCTGTAGCTTGTTCCATGTCTCCTCACTTGTAGGGAACACGGCCATCTGCCCTTTCACCCATCCGTAATTGCACCAGTCCGCACCGTGTTTCTGTGCGATCTCCACCTGCTCGAACGTGGCCAGTTCGGCACCCATTGCCTTACAGACAGGTGCTGCCTCGTCATACGTATAGATGTTGCGATTGATGTTGAAGACCTGTTCATCGGGACCAAACGCCTTCTTTAGATTTCGCACTGTGCGGCTGACAAACCCTGGCTTCTCCTCTGCCCCAGGCATACCGCTGGGTCTATCCTCGGGACTAAAAGGGAGCCCCATTGCGGCAGCGGCACCCTGGGCGGCATCAGCTGCCATGTTACCGCTACCACCACTGTGGTTGCTGCTGCCACTGCCGCCTGCACTACTGCTACTGCCGCCTGCACTGCTACTGCCGCCCGCGCCGCCACCAGCACCATCGGCACCTCCCTCCTTGAAACCCAGCATACTCTTGATCGACTTTGCATCACGCCCCTCGGTCGTCTCCTGGGCCGGCGGTATCAGTGCTAAGGCCCCCTCGGGATTACCATCCTCTGTTGCGGTGATATTCACCTGCTCCTTATTCTTGAATACATTGACAATACGTTCCCAGCCCATCTGGATTGTGTATCCATAGGTCTTGAAATAGACAAAGATGCCAACGAATGCTAGCACAAAAAATATACCTAGGCCAATCAACACAGTGTATTGACCGAACACCAGAGATAGAAATGTGAGTGTTGGCGAAGAGCCGATTGGGTCAAAACCTCCTCTATGTGGGGGCATCCTACTCTCTATTCTCTATTTATCTTTTGTAAAGAGGGGTGGCGTTTCATACTCCTTGCGAGTCAGCAGCACAACATACGTGTCGGTGTTGATAATTGTGGCGGAGTCGGCAGGAGTGATGGAGGTATCGTCGTAGGTCAGCCAGCCGTCGTTGTGCTTCGTATAGGCTATGTAGTGACCCCCTCGGGAGACTCCGTGATGCTCCACAATCCCATAGGCTCTATAGGACGGGCTGGCATTGCGTAGCACACCAGGGAATGCGATCCACTGCCGCATGTCCGTATTCTCCAGGTCGACTGTGACTCTGGTGCGGAGCTTCTGCGTAGAATTCTCAAACCGCTTGAAACTGATGATCAGATGGAGCGGAAGGCGGCTGATATAGCTCTCACGCGTAGCTGTGCTTCGCGTCTTACACTCGTCGCAGTTGTAGTCCTCGACCGTCTCGGACTTCAGGAGCAGACCGATACAATCGTGGATAGTGGCGGAGCCCGAAGTGGGGATCGGGCATTTCAGCATCATCCAAGGCTCAAATCGCACCCCCTTGAACTTGCACGCATCGCAGGTAGTGGTCATCATCGTCTGACCGAAGAAGTTCTCGACGATCGGGCTATACTCATTTTTGTAGAACGAGACCCAGGCGTTCAGAGCCTTGATCTGGATCTCATCGGCACTGGACTTGGGGTTGCCAACAATCTCCATCTGAACCTGGCGTGCAAGACCCATGTGTAGGCTATCTAGAACGAAATTGATAAACTCCGATGCGTCCTGGTGGCCCCCCTCTGCTAGTGCCTCATAGGGAGTATCCTGGCATAGACGGTGTGATGTGCTTACGAAACCACGAGGCGACATCGAAGCTCTGAACTTGATGTCATCCCGCCAGAGACCCTTGAAGACGTCCGCCACCTCCTCCACGATAGGTGTGAAGCGACGATCCGGCTTCATGTGCTTCTTGTAGGTGTCGGAATGGAAGTATGCTACCAGCTCTGGGCAGTAGCGAAGGGCCTGAACGCCCGCATTCAGAAAGCAGGTATTGCCAAGGTTGGTTAGGCCTACGCGGCCATTGGCTTTTTCGGGCTCCATGTTTTTAATCTGTTCATCCCGCTCGTGATGGGTTTCATTTTTTTCGCATAAGCACCACTATACTGATGATTATCAACCCGATGTAGTATTCAAACAGATCCACGGGGGTATTTTCGTCGTCAATGTCTCTCAGCTGATACAAGATAAAGAGCGGCATGATCCACGGATAGTAGAATGTCATTACACCGAAGATCAGATGGGCTAACGAGTTCCACCCGTCTGTGAAGACACGGCGCTTCACCATCTATTTTAGAGCAGATTATTTAGAAAAATTTGATTACACGTCACTCTATAGAGGACGGTCAAGATGAACTACGAATCACCCTACGATTTTGAGATTCTGAATGACCTTCACAATCTCTTTCCTGAGCTGCTCTATGATAGCCAACTCTTCCCCACCGATGCGAATCGCGTCATTGGTTGGATGAGATATCGGATGATGAATATGTTTCCTCAGACCTATCGACAGACCCGTCAGGCCTACGATCTGAATCGTGCTGCTGCTCGCCGAGCGGACCATGCAGACTGGGCCTTTCTCACCAGCCAGACTAACCCGCCTAGCACACCCCCGCCCCGTCGTCTAAACGAACGGACGGTGCCGACGTGGAACCCATCGCCCGCCCATTCATTGATCCAAAATCTACTCGGTGCCCCCAGTCCCGCAGAGTGGGGAGGATCCCCCACCACTCTTCAGTATCGCTATACCACTCCTAGTCAGAGTCCCAGCCCCTCGCTAAACTATATTATCCCTCCGCTTCACGTCCATACCGGTCTAAATTCTCTTCTCCAGACCTTCTTCGATTCAGTTGTGGTGAGTGCCAGCGAGGAGGAGATCGCTGCCGCCTCCACCCTGATCAATAGATCCGAGGTCGCTCAAGAGGTGATCTGTCCCGTCTGCCAGGACCACGAGCAGGGTTCTCCTGGTGAGAATTCATGGCGGAAGCTGAATGGATGTAGCCATCTCTTCCACCGTTCGTGTGTAGACAACTGGTTTGCACGAAATGCTCACTGCCCCGTCTGCCGTGCCGATATCCGTGTTCCACCTGCTCCTGCAGCAACTACCAATATGGAGAGTTGAGAAAAATTGAAATCATCGGCGTTCTTAGATAGAGGGTCAGCACAACCCCGCACAAGATGATCAACACGATCCTCTATTATATCCACCAGACCGTGAGTGGTCTTCTCGGCACAAAGACCGAGAGCCACACGATCGAGACGCAGACCGAGACTGAGTTGCGAATCCCTGCACCGCCTACCCTGGATCAGCAGATCTGGGCACTATCCATGCGTATTGCCGAAGCAAATATACTAAAACAAGAGAATACCCCTCCTCTCCTTACGAGACTACACCGCTGCGACGACTGTGCCATCTGCCAGGAGACGAACGCGAACGCCGCCAGCCGCATCAATGCCTGCGGCCACACGTTCCACACGGCGTGCATCCGCCCCTGGCTCGACCGCAACCCCACGTGCCCGATGTGCCGTGCGGCGGTCGCCTAAGCGACATAGACGACAAGGTCAGCGGCCGGCTTAGTGTCGAGATTAACAGGATTCAAACAAGAAAAATCAGAAAAGACTTTTTCAATCACGTTTTCGGGCTGGCGATACGTGTTGAAGCGTTTCAACACAGCACGGATCGTCTCACCGGGATTGACGGTCGTTTTCAGCTGCTGGCCCTTAGTCATGAACCCAGGATTCTTACGATTTGCGGATGATTCGGTAGCCGTAAGAAGAAGTGATACCATCTCTAATAGACTTTGGCTTTTTCACTTAGAACAATAAACGCAATAAACACAAAAAAGGGGGATAAAATTGATTGTGATCGTATCTCAGCACGGTCTTATAAGAGACAATGAGTGACGACTGCCAGATCTGCTTTGACACATTCAATGGGTCCACCAGAAAACGGTGTGCCTGTTCCTACTGCGGAGTGAACTACTGTCGTGAGTGTGTGGGGACGTGGCTGACAACCATCGTCGACGAGCCACGCTGCCCCAATGAGACCTGTAAGAAGGCCTGGTCGCGTGAGTATCTGGATACCATTATGACCAAGGTCTGGCGTGATGGCACCTATCGCGAGTATCGTGAGAAGCTGCTGATGGATCGCGAACGCTCTATGCTACCCGCTACTCAGCCGCGTATCGAGGCGATCAACGAGGCCAAGCGACTCGAGAAGGAGGTGATTACACAGATGCGAGACCGTCGCAAGGAGATTCAGGCTACCATCCGCCTACTACAGAACGAGGAGGTCGGTATCCAGCAGCAGGTCTGGGATCTACAGAATCACTGCCAGCGGCTTCGTGAGGGGGTCAGTGAGGTGGCAACGGAGAAGCAGGCAAAGACCTTCGTCCGTCGCTGCCCTGCTAACGGCTGCCGCGGCTTCCTCTCCACCGCCTGGAAGTGCGGCGTCTGCGAGCTCTACTCCTGTAATGAGTGTCACGAGGTGAAGGGTGTTGCCCGTGATTCTGCCCACACGTGCGACCCCAACAACGTGGAGACGGCTAAGCTGCTGGCAAAGGATACCAAGCCCTGTCCCAAGTGCGGCGAGATGATCACCAAGATTGATGGCTGCGATCAGATGTGGTGTATCTCATGCCACACGGCATTCAGCTGGCGATCTGGTCAGGTGGCGACGGGCGTTGTTCACAACCCGCACTACTACGAGTGGCAGCGGCGTATGAACAATGGGGAGGCACCACGCGTGATTGGTGATCTGCCCTGTGGCGGCTTCCCTGAGTGGCGAGACGTGCGGGCCAGCATCATGAAGGGGACCACCTATCCTGGCTGGTTGAGCCTACTTGAACTGGCTCATCGCCGCATCAGCCACATTGCAAATGTCGACCTGATGGCTCTGGCTCGCGACGGCATCAATGTCAATGAGAATATCGATCTTCGCATCCAGTATCTACTCAAAGAGGTCGATGACGACGCAATGATGTCTATACTGATTGCTCGCGAGAAGAAGCGTGAGAAGGACCGTGAGCTCCGCCGTGTCTACGAGACCCTGACTGGGGCGGGTTCAGATCTCTTCAGGCGTCTGATTGCGTTGGGCCAGGAGAAGGGTCGCGACGATCCTGCCGTCTTCCAGCCGCTGATCAAGGAACTGGATGAGCTACGCAAGTTCATCAATGACGCACTGGACTCGCTGCGGCGTCGCTACAACGCGACTATCCACGGATTTGATGACAACTGGGAGCGACTGAAGCTGAAGAAGAACGTGGGCAACGAGGCTACGACCACCGTTAAAACTCCCTATGGGATCTTCGTCGAAGCCATGGAGAAGTATCTGGCGGCCTTCGACGCAGCTGAGAAGACCTTTACGGCTGATCAGGATGGCACTGAACTCCTCCTCCCCCTTCACCGGCTGCTGCGGAGGGTTCAGACACTGGCCAATAAGTTCCCCGCCTCTAATCGCACTACTACTGAGGCCGCTATGCGTCTCTGCCACTATCACGAGTATCACCTGAAGACCTATATGTATGCCTCTGGTCGTCGGGCCGATCGGTGGCAGAAGGACTACTACGAACGCCAGCAGCAGCACTATACCGGTGCCCCCGCGAAGTGGGATGAGGCAGTGAAGACCGTCAGCCTCTCCGTTGAGAAGGAGCAGAACACAATCGAATGATAGACGCGGCAGCTGTTTATAAAATGGGAAAAATTGAATACAAGATATTTTACTTGAGAAGTCAAGAAGTCCGAACACTCAGAAAAATGAGCACAAACACATTCGTCAATATTCTTCCAGGCAGCCTAGTCATGTGGTCGACGGAGACCAGGCAGCCCTGCTTCGGTGTCGTCGTCTCCAAGGAGATTGAAGCCGGAACCTGTGTGGTCAAGATGATTCCCAACGGGCGCGACGGCGACGAATCGGTCGTCGTGCAACTGAAGGCACTTACGGTGCAGACTGGGTGCACGGGCTGCGGCGACATGTCGCGCGGTGGCTGCCTGGTCTTTGGGAGCTGCGGTGGCGGGCCTGGTGGGCCGCCTTAACTTCGCGGCACACGCATCTTACGGCACACACGACGGGTTTTTTTACGTCTACCGCCTTTAGGCGAGACTAATCTAGGGTCCAGCATATTTTTATCAAGTGCCAGATAACAGATGTCATCGACGCATTGCTCATCTCGTAGCGTATCGCCTGTAGAGCAGATGTCAACGCCTAAATAGAGCTGACTCAAATCATTAGCTTCTCTGGTGTCGCACTTTGACTTTATATCGAAGATCCAATCGGGAATAGACTTTTGTGACCTTGCCCCGTTTTTCTTAGTCAAATTACTGCGTTTTGTCCTGAGTTTTGTACCTCTATCGCCTTGTGCGTAACACAACATCTTATTCAAGCGAACATTGGTGTAGGGCAGAGTAGCATTACCCGTTAACTCCATGAAACCGATCGTATCAGCCTCCGGAAAACTAGTTATTATAGCCCGCAACATAAATATAATAAAGCATGCGTCTGCGGTTCGTGTGTATATAACAATGCTTGCGGCGGGTCCTCCGTTATTCTCTCTATATACGCTATCATCTGGGTTTAAACGTGTCATTCGTGCATCTAAATTCCACTTTAACTCAAGATACTCATCAGGATAGATTTTTCTGAATTCGGGGTAGAACACCACAGCCAGTTTTAAGAAAGCGTAAAAAGCGTATTCCTCTTTGACACAGAGATGTATCTTATATTCCAACGGCCTCTCCCGCCTCTCTACCCTGAATCTACCGTCCTCATCTAGCACATTCAAACGTAGAAAGAGGTTATACGGCTGTGATGCCATAGTAAATAAAGCGGACTCAATACCAAGTAGCTTCGACAGAGCCGTCCTACGTACATCCTCCTCGCTCTCGGTATACGGACCAACACGCTGAGTTAGAAATTCTACGAACCCTCTCCACGCCGATGGAGTAACGTATGAATAGGGCGGTACTTTGTATAGAGTCTCGTACAAGCTAAATCTGTATTTATCAAAGTGATCCCCTCTTTTGAGCTCTTCTACATCAAGGTTGCTCAAGTAGTCTTGTACTATTCTACTTATCTCCTCATCTCCCATCATAGCCACTGATTTCTGGACCGCGACGCTGTATCCAGTTTTATCAGGTACAATATCTGGCTCAACGTATATGAGCATCTTGGTCTATTATTAGAAAATTGTGCTTGGACTTTATAAATTGACGCGGCAGCGTTTCGCAATAAGAGAGATCATGAGAGAGTAGGGATGAATCTCATAGAACTACTACAAAATCAGGGTCCAACCATTCTTTTTATATGGCTCGGTGCCATTCTATTAAGCTATCCCGAAAGAAGCATTATCAATGCGACATTCGGCATCACCTTTGTCCACTTCTGGGTCTACTTCGTCCATCGTGCTATCCATCTGCTACCACGAGGAGGAGTGATCGAATACATCAACACGCATATGCGATGCCATCATGCTGGGCCCGACGAGAAGCCCTTGCCACGGTGGCTAGAACTCTGCTTTGAGACAGTGACGGATCTCGGTATGAATCTCTCTCTCTTGGCCGTGCAGTATCTGATCGGTTACCAGCTTGTCGCCCCCTCTATCATACTGTTTTTTACGTTGACCTACATGACCACCCACATCGTCAATTACAGTATTATTGGTTCCGAGACGCACCGCAGACACCACACCTCTCTCAACAAGAACTTTGGTCCCGACACCATCGACCACATTGTGGGGACGAATTATGACGAGACTTTTGAGGATATGACACCTATCCTCTTCAACGCTAGCATAGTATTCGTTATTATGAACTATATCAAACAGCGTTATGAATTAAGGGACTGAAATGCCTTCAGTTGTTGAAAAAGCCATCAACAGCTGGGCCCTCTCAACGTTGGTTATCATATTGGCGTCGATGATTATAACCGACAATGAAGCATCGCGGCTGCAGGCTGTAATAGGTATAATGTTCATGCATGCGTGGGTCTATTGGACACACAGAGGGCTCCATATGTTGCCTCGAGACGGAATCATCGGTATGCTGAACACCCATATGCGGTTTCATCATGCCCCTGCCGATGCGAAACCTCTGCCCCGCTGGCTCGAATTACTGTTTGAGACTATTACTGATCTGGGGATGAACCTCTCGCTGCTGGGGATCCAGTGGTCTATCGGCTACTATCCGGTCCCTATCTCGTGTATCGTCTTGTTCTCTATTGCCTATACCACGGTTCATCTAGTGAACTACAGCATAGTGGGGTCTGTTGAACACAAACGGCATCATATTCTGCTAGATAAGAATTACGGTCCTGATACGATGGACCACTTGTGCGGAACTAACTATGATGATTCTGCCGAGAACTGGGATCTACTTGCCGTTAACGCGATTGTCGCCTTCTATATAACACGATCACTCAAGAGTCAGATTGGCTGGAAGGATTAAGAGTGTGGCTACACGAATAATTTGCAACAACAGGATAGTGCTTACTGCTATCTCCTCCATATCGGGGATAGCAACATGCTTAAAGTTTTTCAACATGAAAGCACGGCCCATTACGGAGGTCCCTACACTCATCTCCATTGGCGTTACTATACAGCCCTTGAAGAACCGTATCATCAGGAGCAGGACAACCAGGCAGGCCAACACGGAGAAGGCACGTTCGGGGGTCCGCGTAAAAAGGACGCCATAGGAGATAAATAGGCATAACAGCAGGTGTCCTGCCGTTACGACCAGACCCAACATCCTGTTAAATCGCCGTAAACTGTTTGATGAATTTTGAACGTGCCTCTGTTGCAGCAGCTAGGCGTTGCTGGACCTCCGCTGTCTTGCGGAACTTGGTCATATCCTCCAGGATCCTGCCGAAGAGCAGCTTCTCGGCCAGACGCTCACGTGCATCTACAGGCTTCTTGCTCTTAGCAAGAGCCTCCAGATCACTCTTCGTGACTCCAGGGAGCTTCTCCACTACTAGGCCGAAGACCTGTGCCACCGGCTTGGCAATCTGATTTGTGATATAGAAGGCATAATCTGGGCTCAGACCGTGCTCCTTGATATACGTGGGTGTCTCGATCCGATCGCCCTGATGCGTCGATCCCTCTGGTGCGGGGATGTAGACGAAGGGGATACGCTCACTTGTGCTTGGCTTATTACCAGGATCACGCTCACCGATCCGCTCAGCCAAGACCTTGTGAGCCGGCACCGACTTGTATTCTGCCCGCAGCGACTTGGTGATCGTCAGCTTGCTGATGGGGAACTTGCCCGTGACCAGCTCCTTACAGGCCTGCTGTGCGAAGTTGAATGCGGCTGTGATATCCTGCTTGGTCAGGATGTTCTCAATCACACCACCATAGACGTATTTCACAATAGGAGCGTTATCACGACGCTTCATCACAATCCCCATTGCCTTACGATGGAAATCGCCTGGGTCTAGTCCGCCCTCTGTCATATCACCCACATAACGCTTCTTCGAGAGGAGACAGAACGTCTTGAACGCCTTGTCAAACTCGAAATCGTGAGGGGCCTTCAGACAACTCGAGACCAGCTGTCCCGCCTCGATAGTCAGATCCTTGGCCAGAGCCACGGCGGGTAGGCCTGTCAGCCGCTTTCCCGTCTTCACATCCTTGGGACGCCAACGGATGAAGAGGGAATCCGTATCACCATAGACCGCCATTGCATCGCATCGCGGATCCTTGTTATTGCCGTAGATCGACTCAATACACTCCTTAGCGAAGATCAGCTGCTTGCGACCGTATGCCGTAGTGGAGGCAGCAAGCACAATACGACGGATCTTGCTCGTGCCCGAACCCAGCTGACCGTAGAGCGAGTTTGCCGTCAGCTTGTAGGCCAGCTGCTGAGCATCCAGCAAAGCCTTGCGGAACTCATCCTGCTCCTTCTCCGCCTGCTTGCGGGCCGCCTTACGAGCTTGAAGGAGTCGCTGGAGGATATTGGGGATTGTAGACTTCTGATTGTTGGGCAGCTGGGCAAAGCGAGCCACCCGCTTGCCGTCGGTGATCTTTGTCGGATGCTTACGCTTGTCCTCTGGATCATTGATCAGCACGTCGTATTCGATGTCGACGTAGCCGATACCAGGGAGATTATCGTATTTGTCAGAGCCCTCTTGAAGGATCACAGTGCCGTTAGGCTTGTAGTCCTTCACCCAGACCACGCTGCTGTGGCAGAGGTTCTCACTGATAATAGTCGAGGGGTAGAGCGACGAGAAGTCAGGCACGCCTACTGGGTCATCGTCGAAGTAGATCCCTGTGACAGGATCCAGCACAAATGCCCCCTCATAGCCCTCCTCAACAGGACCCTCCTCGCCGTCCTCGTTGATCACGGGTGGCGGGGGTTCACGGCCGAACCCGTTCTTGGGAGCGGGAAGCACCTCAATCAGACGGTCCTCCAGACGGCACTCCTTGAAGACCAGCGACTCGATCTTCACGCCCTGGCCTCTCATAAAGATAAAGCTGACAGGGACGGAGCAGACGTTCGCCATAGCCACAGCGTTATTCAGGACCTCCAGCTTCATGAAGATCTCCATCGTCAGATCGCAGTCCTGAAGACAGTAGCGGGCGATCTTGGCACGATCGGCGGAGGAGCCACGCTGTAGAGCGAAGAGCTCCTTTGGTGATACATCGTCCTTCACCTGAGCCCAGCGTGAGGGCGGTAGACCGTGCTCGGCCAGCCTGGTCTGGGCGTCCGCTACAGCTACGATAATCGCCTTTGCTTCCACGGCCACGATCTCCGCCTTATCGATCACGTGGTCGTTCTCATCGTCCATCAGCACGATGAAACGCCCTGGCACAGCCCCCTTTGTCGACTTCGTAGGGACACGGAGCCGATTGGCGTCAAGGACCTCCACACGACCGATGATGCTGCCAGACATGAAGGTCGCAGCTACATTGTCCAGAGTGTAGGAGTCCAGATTGTAGTTGCGGCGGATGTAGGGGAGAAGATCCACCTTCAGACGACCAGGAGCGTTGATGAAGTGCATCGTATTGTCGCCCATTGCTGCCGAGCTGAGGAACTTCTCCACCAGCTTGGGCTTGCCACTCGAAAGGCGAGACCAGGCCATACAGCTCTGTGTGACACTCAGCTCCTCCGCACGCTCCCAGATGTAGCGTTCATCGAAACCAAAGCCGTTATACGTGATCATAACATCAGGGTCCGTCTTTGCCAACCAGGCGTGGAAGGCCGTGAGCAGCGTGCTCTCAAGCTCAAAGGGATAGACGTGAATAGGGACCGTAGAGTTGGATGGCGGGGCTACCTTATCGCGGTCGCACGTGCCCAGCACGAAGATGTGCTTGGCCTCGGCCTTGTTGTTGCGATAGAGCACAATACCGATCTGGACGATCTCGTCGCCATGGATCTTCCCCAGCTTGATACGCTCGGTAAGGTGCTCGTCCAGCTGAGAGATCCGCTCATCTGACTTCAGATCGGTATTAGTAAGATAGTCCTCAAGCTCCGCCGACTCACCAAACTCCTTCAATACCATCTCGGTGGTCCAGGCCTTCTTAGACTTCATGTAGATGGGGCTCAATAGAGACTTGCTGGGGCGGCGTTCCACGCCAGCGTTGATCGCCTCTGCCAGAGCCGCCGCTGCGTCGTCTGCAGATGTGATCCCCTGCTCAATCAGCTCGCGGGCCACCTTTCGCCAGGTCTTCTTCGGCTGAGGGAAGTCGCCGTGGCTGGACATACACTCAATATCCCAGACCGCCTGTAGCAGCGGTGCGAGCGTGAGACGAGTGCGATCGGCCTCTACGTGGTTCCACTCAATAGTGTAGCGAAGGGCCGTCGTTGCCTCGTCCGACTCCGAGTCATCGTAGCGAAACTGAGGGAGCTTCATCCAGCCTGCTGGCTCCAGGTCCCGCTCGTGGAAGAAACGGAGCACAGGATCGATGTTTGCCTCATAGACCTTCAGCTTGTAATACTTCCTGCTGCCGCGAGGGAGCTCAATCGACTTTGGCTCAGTGGTCTTCGTAAGAACCATGTCCTTCAGACGACGCCACATCCCGATAGAGGGGACCTCTACGCGAAGGAAGCGGTGAAGCTCGCTGTTGTCGAAATCGAAGAGCTTCTTGTGCCGCTCCTCACGGATCTTGACGTGCTGCCGTGCCTCGGGCGTATGATAGACACCGTCCAGGAGATAGGTCTCTAGATGATGCCGCTGCTGAGGCGTCCAGTCCTCTGGGATCTGGATGTAGAAGTAGGGCCGATATCCCGTGACCTCCACACAGATCGACTTCCCCTTATCCGTGGTGCCAAAGAGGAGGATCTGAAACCCCTTCTTCTCGTCGTCAGGCGACGGCTGATAGGCGGGATAGTAGCGACGCTTGGGCTTGAAGCTCTCGTTGCTTGACAAGGAGAGCTCGTCGGAGACCTTCTTTCCATCTTCCAGGATAAACTCATCTCGAGCCACAAAGTCTAAACACTGAAATACGATACTACCAGTTTCGTTTGTCATTGTCTCTGTTCTTAATCATCCTCTAACACTCGCTTTAGGACTCAATTTTTGCGGCTTTTAGATCTCTTCAACGCACTACGTGTCTTTCGTGTGTTGGCCTTGCGTGTTAGCCGCTTCGAAGAACCACGACCCTTCTTGGGAGGGAGGCTCTGGGAGGCCGCCAGTAGCAGCGATGCGGGTCCAGCCTGCACTAGAGCACGTGTCAACGCCGCATAGAGATTGCCGCCCTTCATCGGTTCAAGTAGTCTGGGAGGGGGCGACGCACCGATCGAGACGCTGTTCTTGCTGGGAGCCAGGGTGTTCTGAACAACAATACGTGTGTTGTTGAGATTGCGACGAGTGTTCAGTGATGCCGCATAACCCGTTGGCCCACTACCGGGTGCTTCGGGGGCCTTCCCCTCGATAATAGAGGCAGTTACCGGTGTAAGCGTCGTCAACTCCTTTATCATCGTCTCCTTATCCCGAATGTTGGGAAGGGCATTGGTGTTCCCCTTGTATTTCTCAATAGATCCATTGGGATAGACCTTCAGAACACTAGGGTACCCCGGTATCTTCGCATTCTTCAGCAGTGGCGACTTCTCAACCATATCGTGGTGAATAGCAGCCATGTTCGCAGTACGCCCCGGAATACCCTCCAGCTCCTCCCAGGTCGGCTTGTAGGTCTGGCAGTGCCCGCACCAATCAGCGTGGACAAACACGAATGTTACGGGGCCGATCTTAATCAGCTTCTCCAAGTCTTTGATCTCTTCGGGAGAACGCACAGAGATATTGGCCTTCTCAGCGGGCGTCTCCGATTTAGTGTTCTTCTTGCCAAATAGCCCTTGAATAGACGAGAGCATTTACTCCTACTTTTATAATGGTATTTTTCAGAGAGACGCCTAAGATGGCCGCAAAACAACAGACAAAACTTGTATTCTACCTTCTGCTCATGCTGTTAGCCATTGTGGTGTGTGGGGTAGCTGCCTGGTATGCTACGATGTTTCAGACGTTCTTTGCCAAGGAGGCTTTTGAGAGCGGCCCGCAGGAGGGTTTTACTACCAAAGAGGGACTGACCTTTCTCAGCAACAGCAAAGAGAATGAGTGTCCCATCTCTGCAAAACGTGAAAACGACGGTAAGATCCACGTTCAGCCCCAGAATCGTGCCTTCGACACAATGGCAGACTACGTAGCGTGGCTCAGCAGCCTCTCCGCTGCTGGTTCTATGTGTATACCTCCTGTGGTGCTAGGGCCGCGTGAGGTAGAAATGATCTCCTCTGGAACAAGCCCTACATCCGATCGCAATGCCGGTGTCTCACCTGCACAGGTGGCCAAGCAGAACACCTCTGGAAACGTCTTTACAAAGCAGGTGGAGGGTGAGCAGACCTACGCAAAGACGGAGATCAACAAGGCCGACGACTACGAATACACACGGATCTTCCAGAATGAGAACTCACCCAGGGGCCAGATCTCGAAGACGGCCGTCAACTCGATGCTGGCAGAGAAGCAATGGGACTGGTCGCAGCTCCCCTTTAATGCGGAGGCTCGCGCAAATGCCGAAGGTGAGTTTATCTCAGGTCGCAAGGACTCTGTTCAGCGTGAGCCCAAGTCCGGTGTCTTCTTTAAAGGGATGGAGGGGATGGAGGTCAACCCCCCTGATCTTGACACCAAGGAGACTGCGGAAAAGGCCTCATTAGAACCGTTTGCCGCCAAGCCCGCTGAGAAGCTGCTTGAGCACAATATGGAGGATGTCGGTGAGATGATCAAGAAGATGTATGCCGATGATCCTGACTGGGAGCCCGTAGTAGAGAAGATTGGTGCCAACGAATACCGTGTTGCCGAGCTACGACCCAAGATGAAGGTTGAACGGTATGCTGGCAAAGAGGATCAGACCATCTCACGTGCAAAGGCGATTGGCAATGTCTCCGCCGCGGTTGAGGTGGAGGGCGGTCGCCAAGATCCCTATTTTGATAAGCAGGGTGTGCTGGACTACAGCAACGATCGCTTCTGGGAGTACAAGGATTTCAAGAAGTGGACTCCTGGCCTTGACCGGATGTTTGCTCCCACTCTGGATACAACAAACTGGCTGTAAGCGACTGTCTATTAATCTCTATATCTGTCTTCAATGAAACCAGATAGTGAGTTTTAGGGGATCATCAAGGTTATTAGCGATGAGATCCCACGAGTGTTTTGAGAGGAATCGTCCATTCAGGTGATAATATCTATCAGGTGTACAGACGTCCTTAGCCAACTGATTCTTGGTTTACAATAAAACCAAGTAATCAAACCCTTAAGTAATTAAATATGGATTGCTGTTGCGAAACCCTCTACTCGCTCCTCAATAAAGAGCGATTTTACGGGTCCGAGCATACCATCGCCGCTACATACGCGGTAGTGTACATGTGGTTCCAACTTCATTCCAGGTGGAACCCAATATCTCTGTGGTCTCCTGACGTGGAGTAACGCAGAGCCGTCATCGCCGGCTATTGCTATACCGATATTCTCAAACTTCCCATACGCGTCCTTCCAATTCTTCAATGTCTTCAGCTTATCGCTCTCATCCGCAGCGTCGGCCGCCCAATAGAGAACCTTAAAGCCATTGGGTGCAATCACCCTGACTTTCAGATCTGCCTTATCGGGGACTTTCTCACTGAGTGCTGTGCATGGCATAACTGTCTCGCCCAGGAAGGGGAGATAGGAGTTACGGGAGAAGCCGATGTAGATTGCGGCCAACGCTACGACTATAAAAATCAGGCGTGAAGCGATCGAATCCTTCCCCAGAAGAGCCGATAACGCATCTGTCTTGAAGACCGCTACTGTGCCCCAGTTGAGCCCTCCAATTACAAGGAGCAGCACACAGATAGCATAGAGCTTCTTCAATACGTAGTCCATCGTCGGTGTGTTAGACATGTCTATTATTGTAGAGGAATTTCCCAGATCTTCGCTCCATCTGGGATCGACTCTCTCGTGACAAGATAGCTCTTGGTGAAGAGCTCATTGAGGGCCTCCTCACGTGGCACCGCCGATTTAGCGTGGCGGGCAATATGCTTGTAGAGATCAAAGTCAGGGAAACGCTCGGAATCGTCTGGATTACGCATGATCGACATCCCTTCTTCGTCGGTCAACCATCGCCATAAGAGATTGTAGAGAGGGGATTCTGTTTCCAATGCTACACGACCTTCCTCTTGCGACATAACAACTGCGGGATCTTTGATTGGCGGCTGTTCGGGGTAGAGTGCGTCAAACATAGAGACTGCGAGTCTACATAGGTCAAACGATGGGTTCGGATCCACACGCGGCTCCGATTCATCGAAATAAGGTGGGCAATTATACTGATCTGCTGCGTCGTTGCCTGGAGCATACGAATCAGTGATCAACAGGTCATTTCTGTCTGAGAGCCAGAAGGAGGCTCGTCCAAAATCTATTATTTTCATTAAACGGCCATACGTTGGCACTTTATAGTATTTTACATCTGACCCATCCAGTTTATAATAGAGATGGGTCTCTGTGGTGCTACACCACATAATATTGTTTGTATGAAGATCATTGTGAACAAAACCGTAGTAATACTGTGCCACGGTCAGTGCAGAGATCACCTGGAAGATCCACGCAGACCAACGAGCGTCCTTTGTCGCGATCATCGTTTCGTCTGTCGTCAGCTCCTCCACGTCAAGTAGAGCGTCCATCGTCCCTTCACAACGCTCCAGGAGCGTGACCTGAACGGGGAAATCGTCGAATTCGGCGTAATACTCGCACTGATTCTGTATTGACTCATGCGAACCAGCTGATTCAGCCGAGTCCTCTGAGCCCGTCTCGTCGTCTTCGCTGATACTGTTCTCTTCTGCCAGCTTCACTATTCGCACTGGTGGGTCGGCAACACGCTCCACCTCGGCCTCATCGTCCGTGCTGGGATTCTCTGATCTACAGTCATCCGATTTCAATGAAGAGGCACGAGAGTGACTATCAGTCAGCTGATCGCATTCGAGCTCCGTCTCCTCCTCCTCTATTACCGCCACTGTGGGTCGATTTCCGTTCTCTTCGCCAATCACGCGAATACGGAAGAACCCACCCTCCTCATTCTTTTTGAACCATCTCTCATTACGGAGACTTGATATCTCTCCAGTAATGTTGTATAGATATGTTTGAACACGGCTATTAAATGTCCCATAGAATCTGATCCAATGGGGCGACTTCTCCAATTCAACAAGTCGCGATAACGTTGCTGCACATAGGGTATCAATATAGGCTTCATTATATGGCGAATGGATCTTCGCAAGTGTGTTCTGCCACGCCTTCTCATCACGAGGGAGTGCCCCATCCGTTGGGAAACAGTATTCTCCCTCCATGGCCTGGATTGGCTCAACTAAGTGAACACGCTTGACAAAGAGGGCGAGTGTCTTCTCCGTCTCGCCCATCTTCGCGTTGACATCTACAAAATAAGTCTCTGATTCGCCTGAGATTGTCAGATGCGTAATTGGGCTGGTGAGATTCTGTATCTCATCTGACTTATTCAGCTTCTTCAGACATGGAAGATGCTCATTTATGTTTCTGAACTGTATGAACTCGTTATCTAAGTTCTCTTTCAGTTGAGTTTTCGATATAAGTGGCAATAGTTCCCGGGGAAGGGCCTTTAACCGTGGCAGATAAGACGGAGGGGGGACGTCTTTCTGCTGGCCTTTCTTTCCCTTTCGCTGAGGACGAGGTTTCAGAGGCATCTGCTGTTTCTGGCGTCGGAAGCGTCGTAGGCTGTGTGCCGCAGCAACAGTCTATCTGCGTTTTCGCCTATTTTTCAGTTTGAATGATAGAATTAAGTCAATGTCAAATCCACGTAACGAGATCGTCCCGATAGAGCCCGTTGGACCGGGTGGTGTTGCACGAAAGGTCCAGAATCTGGCCCTCCGAAAGTTTGACATGACAAGAATCAAAGACGACAAAGTGGTCGTGTTTATCGGTAAGAGAGATACTGGTAAATCTTTCTTGATTCGCGATCTGCTTTACTATCATCGTAATCTGCCCATTGGAACCGTCATCAGCGGGACGGAGGCTGCCAATTCATTTTATAGTTCTATAATTCCCCCCCTATTCATCCACGAAGAATTCAACCCGATGATTATAGCGAATATTCTGAAACGCCAGAAGACCCTAGCTGAGAAGATCACAAAGGATCTCCAGGCACGTGGGACGACCTCCGTTGACCCGCGCACTTTCATGATCATGGACGACTGTCTATACGATGACAAGTGGACCCGTGATAAGTTCGTTCGTAGCTTGTTCATGAATGGTCGCCATTGGAAGATTCTCTACATCGTCGCCCTCCAGTATTGTATGGGGATCCCACCGGTGTTGCGAACTAACATCGACTTCGTCTTCATTTTGCGTGAGAATATCGTAGCTAACCGTCGCAAGATCTATGAGCAGTTTGCGGGGATGTTTCCTGACTTCAACTCATTCAACCAGATCATGGACCAGTGCACTGAGAATTACGAGTGCCTGGTGATCGATAACAACGCCAAGTCGAACAAGATTGAGGACCAGGTCTTCTGGTACAAGGCTCAGCCTCACCCCAATTTCCGTATTGGAGCACCCGAATTCTGGGCTCAGCAACCTGAACCCAAGGAGGACGGTGACAACTATGATCCTGCCTCGTTCGGAAAGGCCTCCAAAGGACCGCTCATTCAGGTGAAGAAATATTGATCTAAAAATAGAGAATGTCGAGACGCCAATCACGTAGAATGAGAGGTGGCGATGCTGCTCCTGCTGTTACGGCCGCTGCCCCCCCTGCTCCTGCTGCCCCAGGCCTTCCGGTGCTGAAGTCTGCCGGTACAGGTCAGCCCGCCCTGAACTCGGTGAAGGTGGAGGCGAACGTCTCCATCTCCTCCAAGGGCGATGGCACGGCCGGTATCACTTCTGGTCCCTACACTAACCTCGGTGCACAGGTGATCAACAACAACGGGTATGATATTTTGCGGTTCAACATGGCTCCTGGTGCCTCTGTGATCACCAACCAGGAGACTATGTCCTATATGGACGGTGGTCTTGTAACGGGTGCCACTACCGGAACGGGCGGGCTGTTCAGTGCGTTGTTGCGTGGTATCACTGGGGCAAGTATGCTCCAGAACTCCGTAGTCAACTCTACATCCAATACGCTGAAGATGACACTGAGCCCACTGCTCCAGGGGTCGCTCATCCAGATTGATATCCAGCCCGGTGAGACCTGGCGTTTTGCGGACAAGGCGTTCGTTGCTGCGACGCCTAACCTTGTGGTCGGTGGTAACATCAACATCTTTAGCAACTTCCGTATGATGTTTATCGGCGAGAACCTCACCTACACCACGGTGGCGGCGAACCAGGGGACGGCTGGCAGCGTCTGGGTCTCCTCCTATGGTGCGATTGAGAAGCATGAGATTGAGATGGGCACGGGTTCCACTGTCCCGCTCTTCATCAACAACGGTTGCTTCTTGGGTATGTTGGACAATAACGGTGCTGTGAACTTCTGGAACGACTATGTCTCAGTTGGCACGGCAAACGGCTTCTTCAGTGCTATGTTCACTCAGCTTGGCTGGGTGATGAAGATCCAGGATACCGTGCCCCCGCGCCGACCTGGGCCACTCAAGGTCACTGTGCTGACGCAGTCGCTGAACCCTCACAACTTCGAGAAGTTCATTGCTAAGATCGCCGAGAATACGATCAAAAAGATGGGGATCCAGACCACCCCACACGCATCTTCGTTTATGACTTCCGGTATGGGGGCACACGCTAATCCGGCCGTGCTTGGCACTGCCGCCGCGGGTGTTGGTGTTGGGGCACTGGCGGCCGCTGCGACGAGTGGCACGCCTGGTGCACCTGCTGCTGAGGGCACGCCTGCCGCACCTGCTGCCGAAGGGACACCTGCTACAGAGGGTACACCCGCCGCCAATGCTCCTGCTGCTCCTGCTCCTGAGGCTCCTGCTGCCGAAGCACCTGCTGCCAATAGCGGAAGCAGTGGTTTTGGATTCGGTGCTGCCGCAAACAGTAGCTCCAGCAATAGCGGAAGCAGTGGTTTTGGATTCGGTGCTGCCGCAAACAGCAGCTCGAGCAGCAGCTCAAGCAACAGCAGCAGCAGTAGCTCGAGTAATACACCTGCTTCAGGCGGTGGCACACGCAAGCGTCGCTCCAAGGCAAGACGTGCTCGGACTATGCGTCGCTGAACGCTGTTTAGGATATTTTTATGAGCATAATAAATGCTAATAAAAGTAGAGAGCAATGGGTAACCTGTTTGCTACAAGCAATTGGGATGACGTAGAGGTACCCGAATCTGGCAAATCCAGCGATGATGCTACAGAGAATACTAATTCGGCCAACAAGAACAGCAACAAGAACTCGGAAAACGCTAATAAGAACAGTAAGAACAGCAATAAGAACTCGGAAAACGCCAATAAGAACAGTAAAAACAACGATAAGAATTCGGAGAACGCTAATAAGAACGGTAAAAACAATGATAAGAACTCGGAGAATGCCAATAAGAACAGTAAGAACAGCAATAAGAACTCCGATAATGGCAGCAATAAAAATGGAAACAAAAACTCCGATAATGGCAGCAATAAAAATGGGAACAAAAATGGGGAGAAGAACTCAGAAAATAGCGATAAGAACAAAAATGGAGAGAAGAACTCAGAAAATAAGAACACTGTAAATGGGAATAAGAACTCAAAGCACAGCAATAAGAATTCGGAGCATAAGAATTCGGCTAATAGCAACAAGAACACTAGCAGATCGAATAAGAACAGCACCCATACCACTGACTCTCACGATACAAAAAATACGAAGGCAGTCAATGCCAAGGGGCCTGCGAAATAGCAAGGATCACCCGAATATCGAGCTGCGGCCTCTGCCCCTTATTTTGAAAAGACCCAATAGGAGATGTCGGACCCGGCAATACAACCGGCCACAGCAGGAGCGGCTGCCAGCCCACTGGCAACGCTGACTACTGCAGCCAACATGGCTCCGTCGATGGACGAGTTGATAGAGAATTACAAGGATAATTTTACAAGCAACGTTGTTAAATTTGTTATCTTGACGATCATCCAACTATTGATCCTGATCTATGTATTTGCCGGTGGTGGTATAGCAGAGATCACACAGAATTGGCCCAAATACAGATGTAACCCCGCAATTATGCCCTTCGCTTTCTTCTTCGGTGTCGACGCAGGTGAGAATTTCAATTACTGTATGAAGAATATCTTTCAGAACAATGCCGGTGCTGTGCTCGGCCCCCTCTACGGAATTATGGCAAGCTTCACTGATATTGTCGGTGTAATTTCCAATGTTGCTAATTCCTTCCGTTACCTGATTGCGAATCTGTTGAAGGGGATGGAGCGGATGATGAGCTCTTTCCGCGATCGTTTCCAATTCATCCTCTTTCAGATCCGCTTGAGTTTTCTGAAGATTCTCAGTCTGATGGGACGCCTCTACTCCACCTTCTATGCCGTAGTCTTTATGGGTCTCTCTGCCTTGAGAGCTGCCCAGAATGTGGCGAATAACGATCTGGTGCGATTCCTTCTCGAATTCTGCTTCGATCCCGCAACGCCAATTGAGCTGGCAGACGGCCGAAGAGTTCCGCTGGCAAGTGTCCAGATCGGACAACGGCTGGCACCCATTAACGGGGTTAATCCCCGTGTCACCTCGCTCTTCCGATTTGACGGCAGCAAAACTCCTATGGTGCAAGTGCACGGTGTAGTGGTCAGTGAAAAACACTACCTCTACTACAAGCCACTAGATCACTGGATCGAGGCGGGTCAGCATCCTGATGCCGTCTACGTGCCATCACTGCCCCAACTCTGCTGCCTGAATACCGACACTCACACCCTTCGCATCGGCTCCACCATCTTCGCCGATTACGATGAATCGGAATCACCTGATGTGATTGCCAAGACACAGCGTTTGGCTGAGCGGATGTTGAACAGCGGTCGGTCTACTGTCGATAAGCCCCTCTCCTACTCACTGGGCCTTGATGGTTATTCGGCGATCCGTCTACACAACGGGACCGTGGTCAGCATAAGAGACGTCAAGATCGGTGATGTGCTGAAGACAAATGGTCGTGTCTTAGGTATAGTGAAAGAGCTCTGTAATGATATTGTCGATCTACCCGGCAAGGTGCGTGATAAATCTGTTGCTGCTGGCCAGTTGATCTGGAGCAGAGAACACAACGCATGGGTGCGTGCGGGTCATCTCTACCCCCAGCGGAAGACACGGGCCGTTCTCTATCATCTGATCACCTCCAACAATCTGATTGAGAGCGAGGGCGTGATGTATAGAGACTACCGTGAAGTCTCCGCACCAGAAATGGAGGAGGCCTATGCGGAGGATCTCTCTAAAAAATTGAATCCGCTGACTGGGTCTTAGTCTGAACAAGAGCGAAGCAACACAAGAATGACCACGACAATGAACACAAGCAACGTAATGAACGCCATTGCCTCATATCTGAAGCGACCCACTGCGACCGAAAAAGGCCAGGTGGGTCTCCGTCTGATCCCTAGTGGCAGTGCAGCAGCCGTGGATCGCCATGTCCACATCGGGCTTGTCCTTGACAGCAGCGGCAGCATGGAGGGGGAGCGTATGGACTCCCTGAAGCGAACGCTCGATGTGCTGATCAAGCGCTTGGCGATTGGCGACAAGATCAGCGTCGTCAGCTTCTCCAATACATCGGTCATTGTCCTCAGTGGTATCACCATCACAGAGGAGAATCGTGCGACTGCACTTTCCGAGGTGGCCCGGCTTCGTGCGGAGGGTGGCACTAACCTGGAATGCGGCATCGCTGCACTTGGGGGTCTGATGGGCTCAACAGGGCGTCCTGATGCCGTGGTGATCCTGACCGATGGACACATCAACGAGGGGATCAGTTCCGCGGGTGGGCTCTGTTCGCTGCTGAACTCCTACATGCATCTGATCCCCGTCTATACACTCGGCTACGGCATTGACCACAACGGCACATTGCTTCGCCAGATCTCCACGCGGACCCAGGGGACCTACACGTTCATCGACACCGAGATTATGCTCCCTGCCTCGATCGGCGAGCTGATGGGGGCACTGATGAACGAGGTCGCCAAGAACGCCGCACTGGTCTATCCAGAGACCTGGACGTGCGAGGAGCCCGAGCCCCAGACGGCGGGCCGCTACGAGATCGGTTCACTGATCCGCGACAAGCCCCACTGGGTGGTCTTCAGCCTCCCTCCTGGAGCCGTCGAGACGGAGTTTGCCCTGACCTACACGGTGGATGGGTCAGTGCGGACGGAGCAGATCCCATTGGTCGATGCTGGCCTCGACCCGATTGAGATTGAGGAGCAGCTCCTCCGCTGCCACGCAGGAAAGGCACTGAATGCGGTGGCGACCGCCCTTCAGAACTTCAATCTAACTGAGGCGAAGCGACTGCTTGACGAGGCACTGGCCTTCATTGCCGCCTCGTCGGCTTCGGCAAAGCCCCTGGCTATCCGCATGAAGGCCCAGCTGGACGAGATGAAGGAGACTGTTGACGCGGCGGCTGCCACGAGTAGACGGGGTCGAGTGGCACACGATGTCCTCTCGCCCCTACTGCTTCGCACAACGAATCTGGGAGCAAACTACAGTCTACAGCGTGGACCGAGTGGCGGCGGGGCACATGGTCGTGGTCCCGTCAGCCTCTTCGCTACACCGGCTCTGGAGGAGGAGGCGACGGCTATGTCCGCTCACTACAGTGCGGGGCCGCACGAAGGCGATCCGCATGACGCTGTCTGAGAAAAATCCTCTAATAGAATAAGATGGACGCGTCTGATACCATTCGCAAGCGGAAGGCTGCGGCGATCTACTACCAGAAAAAACAGGCACTGGCTGCCGCTCAGCCCGCCGCGGATTGTGCTAAAACAGACTGCACAAAGTTCTCCACATGTAAGGTGACCTACACCTCATATGACGAGAAGACTCTTTTTGCTGAAGGACGAAACAACTGTAATAGTTGCGAATGCGGTCAGTAGTTGGGCTTATAAAATCATTCTTGAGAAAATGGACAAATCTCCTCAAGAACGAGTGAAAGAGTGTATAACAATAATTCGTAAACTGACAGAGAATCTTGCCCTTCCTGAGGACGCACCCGAAGTCGCAGAACTCCGTGGTAGAATGAACGACTATATAAGAACAGGCGATGCGTGGAGTGGAACCGTCGATTTTAAGCGGTGGGGTCGAATTGCCGAATGTAATTTCCCTAAACGAGCTGGGAGGTCCGTTGAGGTCACACTCAAGGCGATTAGTAAGCAAACAACATAACTCCGCGACCGCCAAATACGCGGAAGACGTTGTAGATGGTCACGTAGCTATAGATGGTCATATCGTAGAGATTACCGTCGCGATCAGGGGCCATTGTCAGCTGTAGTTCCTTCTTTGGGAGTTTGTCAAAGTTTGCAAACCCCCGTGGATTATACGATGGGCCTAGCGACTTATCGTCCGAGGCCCCTGGAGCAAGACCGAAGGGGTAGACATAGATATAGCGATTGAAGAGCGGAGCTTTACGATAGTGAAGCACAGGGAGAAGTGAGCGGAAGAGCGATGGCGAGGATTCGTGCTGGAATCGCACAACATTACTGAATGCGAGCTGTGCCCCCTGGATCGGCTCTGAGTAGGCGTCGCGATAGGCGGGAAGGGCTCGATCTGAGCTAGTCAATACGGCATTGGGCCACCAGGGGATCTTCCACCACTCCGAGCCGTTGCTAGGCGGCCCATAGAGGCCGCGTGTAAAGAGGAACCAGGCATTGTAGTTGGCCACCTCGGGTCGCTGAGCCACCCAGACTACGTCGCGGACAGGATTACTATAGGGGAGTCGCACACGGATATTTCTACCTCGCTGCGTTGATTGAGGATCGACCATATAGTGTTGATCGACACGATAATCTAATTGTGTTGAGCGTAGGGCGATCGATTCTGCCTCCTCCAGCGAGATATACTCGCATAGGAGATACGTGTCTCCAATAGGGAGATTTGAGGGCATAGTATAGCCAGGAAGGAGCTCTCCACTCAGACCCGTTGTAGTCTGTGCCGGGTCGATGCTGAAGATCTGCCCCGTTGACTTCGGATTGTATCTGTAGAACGGTGCTCCTGAAAGGGGGAACATTGCTCCGCTGACATCCAGATTTTGGCGGAATCCTGGATTACGGGGGTCTAATCTGGCGTCGGTGTAGTAGAGTTGATTCAGTGGACGGAGAGTTATGTGGAGCTGTATTGCGTCAGCTGAAAGGGCGTCTAACGGAAGAGCCATCTCATAGTTTCCACGACTGAACCAGAAGGGGAGCGGTAGATGGACAACGGTGGGGTCAGAATCGTGACCAATTGAGGCACCAGAGAAGCCGTTTGCTACGCGATGGATCATCCGATTTTTGGCACGAACAGACTGGACAGATTCGTTGAGTTCATCGTAGATCTCTAGATAGCGACCGTCCATTCTATCCACGTTCACACCTCCAATATCAAATTCCACCAGATTGATCATTGCGTGTCCCAGCGAATTTGTCCATCCATACGTTGGTCCCAAGAGGTGGGACTCAGGCTTGGTCTCGGCAGCTGCGGCCGCCTGCTCTTGTGGTGTGTTGATATCTGGCATGGTGACCACCAGAGTCAATTGTGTTAAGAGTTCGGCCTTGCGTGGTATGGTGCACGTGAAGCGTTTACCAAATCCAGGCGATCCGTCAAAATCCACGCGAATTGTCTGTGCAGCCCACCGCGTGGTCTTCTTCAGCACCTTCAAGTAGTGTTTAATGTTAGGCTGCCCCTTTGGTGGTTGTAGAAACTGGTCTTGTAGACCGTAACAGACCACTGTTAAAAGTGTAGCCGGTGAAGACATCCCTCCCTTACTGTCTGTCTGTTTATTTAAGCGGTTCCAGGAAGTCGTTCCAACTACAGACGGCGATCTCAGGATTGTAGGGGTTCAGAGTGTATCTCATCTGGCCCGTCTCCTTATAGTGGCGAGTATCCAGATTACGCTGAATCACGGATTCGGGCTTTACGACCCAGCCGTCGTAGCCAAGGCGACAGATCAGATTGATCACACGGCGATTGAGATAGAGCTTATTTTCGCCCTCAGCATCCTCTTTTTTGTAGAAGGAGATGGGGACGATGTAGGGTGGTAGATCCTCCTCCACCTGAAGATACTGGTTCAGTATCTCCAGCTCCTCCGCACTCAGACGTTCGTCTTCAAGGAGTCTGGCCAGGTTGGTGTAGCTGAGAAGGAAGAGCTTGGGGGCCTTTTTCACGCGGAATCCAAAGAGTCTATCGGGATCACCGCGTGTATAGATACTGGCACTGACCAGATCGGCAAAAAAAGCGGGGACCTCCCGACCAGGTTCCCTACGCTCAGTGTGTTCACCTCGGAATAGGATAAGCCCCTTCATCAAGGTCATCACTGTGTATTTTGAATTGCGACCTGGTTGAGGGATGACGAAGGACTTGTTTTCAAAATCCTCTGGTTCCTGGAGCACGATCTCCTTTGGTGTGGTGCTCATCTATTTTAGCTGGGGAGAATAGAGGGGATGTCTAGACACAAATGGCGTCGCCCGAGTAAAAGAGAGAAAAGAAAGTATAATAGACGTAGTCGCAAAAGGGGAGGAGGCTCGTCATTCATTAATAGCTTGAGCGAGTTTGGTAGAGGGGTCGGAGCGGCTAGCAGAGTAGTTTCAAATGTAGCAGGAAGTGGAGCAAAAGCACTTGGAACGTTGGGAGCATATGCGTGGGTATTAGGAATTGCTACTGGGCCGTTGGCTGCACCGTGCGGCTACGGAGCACTAATGGCAGTTAGTTTAAATCCAGTTGGAATGCTAGTATTTGGAGCAGCGGCACTTGCTGCAGTTGCCTTAACAGCAGGAGTCGTTGCAAATGTTCTTGAAAATCCTTCACCGGCACCACCGAAACCTGAGCCACCGAAACCTGTGTCACCGAAACCTGAACCACCGAAACCTGAGCCACTGAAACCTGAGCCACCGAAACCTGAGCCAACTAGAACTGACCCAAATCGAAGTGATCTAGAGGTAGATAAAGCAGCAGCTAAAGCAGCAGCAGAAAAAGCAGCAGCAGCAGAGGCAGCAGCAGCTGCAGCAGCAGAGGCAGCAGCAGAGGCAGCAGCAGAGGCTAAAGCAGCGGCAGATAAAGCAGCAGCCGAGGCTAAAGCAGCTGCGGAGGAGGCAGCCAGACTAGATGCCGAACTCAAGGCTGCCAAAGCACGTGCCAACGCAGATGAAATTGTTAGAGTCGAGGCTGCTAGAGTCGAGGCTGCTAGAGTCGAGGCTGCTAGAGTTGAGGCTGCTAGAGTTGAGGCTGCTAGAGTTGAGGCTGCTAGAGTTGAGGCTGCTAGACTTGCTAGAGAAGCAGCAGATAGAGCAGCGGCACGGAGCAGGGCAGAAAATAGACTGAAAGTTAGACGTCAAAACGAGATGGTCGAGACGCCTGAAGTATTTGTCACCGCACATCCTGGATTGGATGCAGCACAAGCAGCTAAAGAAGTAGCTAGACTAGAGGCCGAAGTGGCTGCCGCTAGAGCAGATGCAGCTAGAGCAGAGGCCGAAGTGGCTGCCGCTAGAGCAGATGCAGCTAGAGCAGAGGCGGCAAGAGCAGAGGAGGCAAGGGCAGAGGAGGCAAGGGCAGAGGCAAATTCCGCCGCTACAGCCGTTGAGAGAACTGCTGAACCAACCTCTCGACCAGCTGGATTGATCCATATTAAACGGCACTACGTTTCAGACGCACCTGCTGTTCTTACACAGAAGGAATCTGAAAATCTTATTGACAGACTGTTTGGTATTTATGCCGTTGCTACAAACGAAGGAATGGCCACTATGGGAGTAGATGGAGTGTTTTATATAAATGAACTACATAAAGAAGTAGTTGATCATGCCATAAAAATGGTATTGTTGGATAATGCACCACTTAATAAACAATTCCGTGTTAGACAAGCGGCTCAACTACTAAATGTGCGAGCGGAAGCAATTAAACCCATATTAGATATTTTACCCGAACGCGAAGAAGGAGAACTTCTACAAATGAAACGGTTGTTAGGCGAAATAAATGTTAAATTTGCCGAAGAGACGCGCGAAAAATATGTAAAGGCTGCTGCGTCAGTCCCACCTGCACCGCCTTCACTAACACCTTACACAGCAGCAGCCCACCGAAAAGAGGCTATAAAAGCTGCTATAGAAGAGACGGGTCCTCAAAATGCCTTAGATTTTATTGTTGAGGAATTGAAACATGCTACGCCAACAAAGCAAAAACGCGTAGAGGAGGCCCCATCAGGGGCTTTTACTGGAATCCTACAAGCCAATCTAATTACAGGTAAATCTAAGATAAAGACCACTACTATAGATGGTCGTCCTGAAGATATACACGGTGCGGTAGATGACATTCTAGATCATTTTAAAAAACAGATTTCGTCAGTAAATTCCGCTAGTTGCAGAACTGCTGAGCCACCAGTGGCTAATCTCGGCGGACCTGTAGCAAATCTCGGCGGACCTGTAGCAAATCTCGGCGGACCTGTAGCCCCCCTGGACGGACCTGTAGCAAATCTCGGCGGACCTGTAGCAAATCTCGGCGGACCTGTAGTGTATCTTAATAATACTGGCGGCCCCGTAGCGTATCTT